AAAAACTACAGATGTATCTCGTGAGGCATATGGTAGATTTTCCGTTGATCACAAAGGCCATATGCTCGTTGAATCGGGATTCGTGACTAAATCGGATAATACGTTGACTGGGAGAAAAACAGTCAATATCGTAACTACACAATACGAAGAAGAAACTGTGTATATACATGCAGACCGAGTTTTAATTGAGCTTGGTAAGTATACGGCTTTTGAATCGTCATTGCTAAATAACGATATTATTGAAAATTTGGATATGTTGAAGTACTTTGATATATTTAAATTTTATTCCCCAGATAGTCAAGTATATCACAGTATGGTACCATCGGACATAGACCTGAGCGTTGACTACTTGTCATTGTTCATATATTTCTATGGCAATACGATGGCAATACAAAAATAAAAAGAGATGACAACATCTCTTTTTTTTTATTTTGAGAGGAGAATATTAATGAGTATTTTAGATAGAATACAAGATAGTGAACTTACAAATCCGTTTGATATTATCAGTGGAAAAGTAAACGGTGAAACCACGGTAGTTTCTAAAGGTATGGCAATTGTACCTGAATCAGTAAAAATAGAAAACAGAAAAATAGAAGATTGTCTTTCATCTTATGACAGGACCATAGAATCTCAACCTGTAACTTCAAAGTCAACAGGAACTACTGATTATACACGTAATAATGATAAAACATTAGTAGATTATGTAGTTAAGCAACTGAAAGGTCGTAGCGATTACATGTCCGTAATTTCAGAAATTATATATAAGATAAATGATAAATAACCAATTAAAACCCAAATTTCGTTTAACTCTCTATTAATTTAAACGAAAGGATTTGATTTAAATATGGGCAAAAATTTTTTAGTAGAAGCGTTAAGAAGTAATAGTGGTAAAAATAATTACTTTGATTGTAATGCTTCGGTTATTTCCTATAAAACTGGATTCCCAGTGTTAGACTATTATCTGGGATACAAAGTAAATGTATTTGACGAAAATAATAATCTCAAGGATACATATTCATCTATAGGAATTACAGCAGGGTCATACGTTGAATTTATTGGTAAACCCTCTACATCAAAAACTACAACAGCAGTACAGATTGCTTCTAATATTGTACGTGATTTTGATAATGGTGTTGTTATTCATTTTGACCTTGAACAAGCCATGAACTATTCTCGTATTCAGGCTCTTACTAAATTTAGTATGACTGATATGAGTAATGGTAAGTATATCTTAAGACAAGAGAAATCAACTCTTGAAGATATGAAAAAAACCATAATGGAACTTTATAAAGAAAAAACAAGTAATCCAGACCTTTATAAATATAACACGGGAAAGATGAATGAGTTCGGTGAAGAAATTGAACTGTATGTCCCGTCTGTTATTATTCTTGACTCAATTGCTACTATTACAATGAGTTTAAATGAAAATGATAAAAAGGATCTTGCTAAGCTTGAAGAGATAGGCACCCAGACTGATAGAATGAGATTAACCGGAGAAATTGGTAGATTCTTTAATGAAATTATGCCATATATTAGAACGGCTAACATTACACTCATAGCTATCAATCAGATTAAGACTAACCCGAATATGGGTATCGTTAAATCACCTTCAGAGATATTATACTTAAAACAAGATGAGGCGTTACCGGGTAAAATTTTCTGCCCCAATGTAGCATGAGCTACTGGACAAACTCTCTTAATTGCTGGGAGGTCTCAGGGAGGCAATCAGCAGCCAAGACTCTTTATAAGAGTAAGGTTCAACGACTATCGAAAAGGTAGCTTAGAAGAAATATCTAAGTGAGTAACTGAGTAGAGTACACTCTAAGTAGAGTGGAAATGGAGAGCTCTTTATATTTGGTGATAGAATATAAAGATGAAGATATAGTCTAAACTTCTATGGTGACATAGAGCTGCATAAACAGATATAGATGTAACGAATCTATATGAATATTTTTGGGAAAAACGCCCCAATTCCTAGCACATATATTGATTAAATTTGTTGCTGTTGGTGGAGAAAAGTATAATATGGAAGATGATGGAGTTGATGGTTTTGGTGTTAGACTTGAGATAATCAAATCAAGAACTAACCAAGCCGGTCAGGTTGTTCCATTAATATACGATAAAGTTCGTGGTATTGATTCTTTAAGGTCATCAGTTAACTATGCAAAAGAGATTGGTGTTCTTGGTGGTAATAGAAATGGATATTATCTCACAGATAATAAGGACCATAAGTTTACATTAAAGAATATGCACCAAGATTTTAAGAATGACCGTGAATTGTATAAAATTCTCTATAGTAATATTATTCCTTCACTTGAATCGAGATTATCAGCTATTAGTCCTGAGGAAATGGAGATTCCTGAGGAAGAAATGGATTATTGATTTTTAATTTCAATTATACATTATTTTAATGGTTAAAGATACAGAATTAGTCTGTATTCTTACTAATTTATTCGGAGAGCTATAGTGTTGTCTTCCTTCTAATTAAAATAGTAATAGTATGAATTTTTATTAGACATATTGCTTATTCTCCGACTGCACGCTACCATTGTAATACGATGGTAGTTAAAAGCACAGATGACCGTATGTGCATATAGACTCGGACTCAGCCTATTCTTTCTCTTCCTTCTAATAATTAATGGATAATAATTTTAATGCTTTAGAGATGGAGCTAATTGAGTTCGTTATATAGAAAAACGGTCAACAAAAAGAATCGGTGATACTAAGCGCTTAGTATCACCGGTTTATTTTTTATTCTATTGATTCAGTTAAAAGAAGCCACTGAATCAGCTATAATTTAAAAAGGAGTGTTGTTATTATGAAAACAAACAAAACTATGGCGAAGGTAAAGGAACTTTCCAGCATTGCAATCGTAAGACGTGAGGCTTTTTATCTTGATAAAAGTCTGTGCACAGGTGGTATTGAAACCACAGTAAACGAGTCTACTCGAACCCAGCTCATCGGCACTTTCAACATAAAGCTCGCACAGAGAGGTTACGCTCTTACTGCTGAAGCTATCGACAAGCTTAAAAAGGTTACAGACATTGATGCTCTTCAGGAGCTTCTTGTAACATACCTTAGACAGCTTGATGTATCTATCGGTAACGACGTTAAGTATGTTCCAATGTATCCGGGATTCCCCAGAGAAGTCATGAGCCTGTCTGACGCTGAGTTGTTTATTAATGCCATTCTTCACTACTGGTCGAATGGTAATTGGCAACCTGCTCAGGAAGAGAGAGAGCATTACATGGCTAACATGAATAATGATGATGAGTCGGTTTTCGAAACCATCAAGCACTTAGAAGAGTGTAAGGCTATCGACATTATAGATGATGACTCTGTCATAAGAGAAATATGTTTCAACCTTATTTCATCCAAGACTTCATTGTCTGTGCTGGATATGCACACGATTGCAATATACTTCGAGTATTTGCATAAAATCGGAGATGTCCTTCCTGAGATTAACTATAAAGAGAATTTGGCATTTGTAACCAATATGTCTATTGAAAAGATAGGCATTGAGAATATAGATGTCAACGACTACAAGAATGTCTTTAAGACTGCAACTGATGTCCTCAGATATTACGTTGCAGTATCTGGAGGAGACATTTCACTCGCTAAACCAACCAAGTTTAAGAACTGCCCTAGAAAGCAGTACAAGTTCATGATGGACTTACTCAACAATATCAAGAATCTGATTCAGGATATGGGAAGATATCCTGAATACTGGAAAAGAGTTGGTGAGAAGATACATCCGGGCTCTTATTCTTCAGCCAAGTACAACCATGTACAAGCAGCTTTTAATGCTATTCGTAGCGACTTAAAAGTTGTAAGCTGGAAAGGAGAAGTTGAGAAACTTTTCAATGAAGGCAAATGGTCTGAGGCTGTTGATAAGCTCATCGAGAGACCCGGTGAGTTTGCAAGAAAGCTCGATTATCTGTTAAGAAATGCAGATAAGGAAACCTGTGAGAAAGTTATTTCTCTCTTCATTCACTGTGCGAACAAACTGACAGTACCTGTACTGCTTCAGATTAAGAACCACTTTGAATATCGTTATAACAATAACGATAGCGAACCTAGAGTATTCTTCCCTAAGGGACAGACTACAACAGCTTTTGTGATGGAGAACAAACTCCGACCGATTGATGAGCGTTATACACTTTCAATCATAAAGTTCGCTACGAATGCTATCAGAGCTAAGTTAGCAGAAAAAGACTTCATGGGTTACGTATACATTGACCCTTCGTTCAATGGATTTGTAGTTCCTTCTTCACAGAGGTCTGCTTCTGAAACCTCGAAGATAGCAACAAGAGGTTCAAGATGGAAACTTAAACCAGGTACAAAAACTATTCGTTCATTTATATGGTGGACGAATACTGAAAGAGGCGATAGAGTTGACCTTGACTCATCTATCACATTCCTCGATGAGAACTTCATCGAACGTGGTAGTGTTTCGTATATGCAGTTAAGAATATGTGGCAAAAACGGAAGATATCTGGCAATACATTCCGGTGATATCGTTAATGGAGGTGATGCAGACGGTATCGGTGTTGCTGAATTTGCCGATTGTGATATTGACGCTCTTGTACAAAATGGTATAAGGTATGCTGTTTTTACAGTGCACAGTTATACATCTAGTATAAAATTTAATGAGTTCAATTCACGTGCAGGATTCATGGAAATCGATAATGCATTAGCGTCTATAGATGCTAATGTATACGATGAGTACTATCATGAAAGCAAATATGAGAGGTTTGAGAACGCCGCTAAGATATTTGACCCGAGTAAAGTAGCGATGAATATGGACTTAACTGCTCCATCGAACGTTTGCGTTCCGTATGCAATAGACCTTGTTGAGAGAGAAGTTATCTGGATGGATATGAGTACTGACTCAAATCAATCTATAAATAACATCAAAACAAGTAATTCTAGCATTGTTAATAACATTCGGGCCGTTATTAACAATTATTATACTCAGTTGTCTGAGTTAGTTCAGTTGAATATAGATGCTAGAGGTATTAGGGTTTACAGCCCTGATAAAGCTGACATTGTGTTTAGTCTGGAAAAGACAGCTGATAATGTAATTACTCCTTGGGAAATTGACCGTTTCATGAGTGAGTTTATGTAATTATTTTGAGGAAGTGAATTAAGTTTCACTCCCTCTTTTTTTATCTTTTATCCGTAAAGTCAGGTTTTATAATTATATATTATTTTTGTGTAATCGGATATGAAATACATAAAACGATTATGTACAATAATGAATATATTAGGTCGCCTGAACCTAGTCAAAAGAAAGGCATTAAAAATACTGGAGGTATTTATATGAATATTAATGTTAACACAACCGAAAACAGAATAACCGCAATGGTAGAATCTTTCATCAATTCGCGTAACAAGTGCACGACTGTCGAAAGAGCAATCGAAGAGAACGTTTATGACGTTTTCTACGAGGAGTTACGTAGAACTACGCCGTCGTCGTATGTCCTCAGATGCACAGAGGATGATTTCATCGAAGAGATGGTTGATCTTCTACTGCAGAGGTTTCATAAGTTCTGTGGCGAGCTTATTAGATTTAATAAAATACATCACTCACTACACAGTAAGGATGTAGAAAAGAGTATTTATTTATTAACGAATAAATACTCATGCATTAGAAGTATGGCCATCACTGATTTGAAGTCGCTATACGACGATGAGCACTACGACGATGAAGACTACTACGACGACGAAGACGAAGACGATGAAGACTACTACGACGACGAAGACGAAGACGATGAAGACTACTACGACGACGAAGACGAAGACGATGAAGACTACTACGACGACGAAGACGAAGACGATGAAGATGATTTTAGAGAGGAGTAATTTCTAATTTAATACATATAAAGAAAAACAAAAATAGAGGCTGGCGAGAAACATTACGTCAGTCTTTATTTTTTAATCAAGTCAGCTGTAAAGACGTTAAAACAGAGAAAGTGGGTAAATTATGAAAAGACTAAAGATAGATTTCGTGCAGAGGGGCGGCGTGTACCTCATGACGGACAAACATCCAACACGTGACATATCACGTCATAACTATGTTGTGTTGTCGGAGATAACCCCTGATACTGAGAAAGTATTATGCTTCTCCATAACATCGTGCCGCAGGGGGATATGGGAAGGGGTTATCCCTATAGTGTCGACAAATGGGTATGAAGCATTTGTCGACACTCATAAGGTGTATGAATTTACACCGGATGAGTTCGCCGAAGCTACATATCATGGGGCGATAAATGGGGATTGGTTGGATCTTCTCGTCCGCATATATCTACTAACTCATGGTCTACTGACAGATAAAGAGGTTGTCAGAAAGACCAGTGAGGAGTGGAGCAGATATGGGGTGAACATCAACAACGCAACTCCATATGTCATTAAGCGTACAGAGGATGTTGAAGAATCTGAAACCAATGAAGCACCTAAACTAGAAGCAGCTAAAGCTGATGAAAATGACGTTGAATCTGAGACAGAAAAGGAGATAGAAATAAACAATGAAATTGAGTTGCCTAAAAGAGTATCCGGTTGGACTGATGAACAGCTTAATCTGGTACTCTCTCTCATCAATGCAAAAGAATGGGAGAAGGTAAAGAAAATATGCTGTATAAATGCATTGGCGTCATGCTATCACAAGCGTGATGCCATTCGTAAGGAGATAGAAAAACGTGAAGAAAAAAAGCGTAGCGAAACCCCGATGCCATCTAAGTTCAGCAACCACGTATCGAATGGATACGGGGTAGGTTTCTGGTTAGACGGAGATCTCATTCGTTTTTATCTATTGTATACAATAGATGATAGAAACAACTTAAGAAAGGAGTTGGGAGAGACAATCTCAAGCATCAGGAGCAAGTATTCCACAGTAAAGAAAGAGCTTGATCGCCGTGGAATAAAGCTTGATAAATAAATACTAAGGGTTACTTTTATAGTAACCCTTATTTTTTTATATTAATAATCACATTTTTTTAACTAATATTGTTTTGGTTATATATTATTTATTTGCATTTCATGCTAAATAAACACAAGGAGGATAAAAAAATGCCAGAGGTACAGAAATACAGTTTGAAAGAAGAACTGTACAAGGCAGACGAACAGTATCAAAATTCGTCTTCACTGCTTGGTATGACTGTTTTGTCATATCCTGGCTACATTAACAGTATGAGGTCGACTATGTTTACAAGTCACCTCAAGCAATTTTTGAATCTACAGCATCCTGAATTTCCATACGTTTTTACAAATGCAGAAAACGTTGTTGGTAAACATAGTTCAGGATATAAGCAGACCAAAAACAATCTTGTAGTTTTCAGAAAGGTAGAAAAATTCGATGAGATTCTGGATGAACCGAATATCTATAAACTTTTTGTATTTGATACAGAAAAAGAAGAGTTTGATGTTATTACCAGAAAGAAAGTTGAAGACCTTACTGAAAACTTTGGTTTTGACTATAATAATGACGTTATTGATAGTTTTGAAGAGGGAGATGACATACCCAAAAATACTGTATTGTATAAGTCAACATCTTATGATGAAGACATGAATTATGCATATGGTCGTAATGTAACGGTAATGTATACTCTTGACCCTTATACTTCAGAAGATGCTGCCGTAGTATCTAGAAGCTTAGCAGGCAAGTTTACATCTATTGAGACTGAAGTAATTACTATTGGTTTAAATGATAATGATTATTTCATTAATCTTCAGGGTGAACCTGATAATACCTATTCTCTTATTCCTAATAAGAAAGGTAAGTATAAACCATTACCTGAAATAGGTGAAACAGTAAGTGGTCATCTTGCAGCTATCAGACGTCAATTTAACAATCAGCTTTTATTTGATTTCAAAGGTGAATCACTAAATCAGATTCATGAGGGCGACATTGTTTATTATATTGGTAATGGTAATGAAGTTATTGACTATACTATTTATAATAACAATGAAGAAATTGTTGATACTGCTTTTACAGAGCAGATTAATAAGTACCTCAGAGGTCAAAATAAGTATTACAAAGAGATTCTTGATGCATGTATAGAAATCATGGATTCTGGATATAAATATACCAGAGAGGTTGATTATCTTTATAAGCGTGCACTGGAAATGCTTGACAAAGAAAAGAAATGGAAAGAGGGCTAAAGGTATTCGAACCCTCTATAAACTCTTCTAATTGCTGGGAACTCTTGTTAGGTCATTAGTACCAAAGTGTGACAATCTAATGAATAGAGACAATCAGCAGCGAAGCTTCCTAATGGAAGAACGTTCAACGACTATCGAAAGCATAACTTAGGAGAAATATCTAGGTGAAGAAGTGAGTAGAGTACATTATTTATATAGTGGAAACGGAGAGCTCTTTATACTTGGTAATAGAGTATAAGATGAAGATATAGTCTGAACTTCTACTGAAAGGTAGAGATTAACAAAAAATTGGACAGTGCCTTTTCGAATATGGTTATTGAAATAACTGTACGTAAAGTGGTTCCTTTGGCTAAGGGACAGAAATTAACAGGTAAACAAAAACTGCCTGAATATGCAGTAATGTATATTTCAAACTCTGTGAATTGCTGGAAGGTCTCATGAAGACAATCAGCAGCGAAGCTTCTTAATAGAAGAACGTTCAACGACTATCGAAAGCATAACTTAAGAGAAATACTTAAGTGAAGAAGTGAGTAGAGTACACTCTAAGTAGAGTGGAAGTGCAGAGCTCCATATATTTGGTAATAGAATATGTGGATGAAGATATAGTCTAAACTCTATGGTGACATAGAGCTGTATAAACAGATATAGATGTAACGAGTCTATATGAATGTAATTGCGTTTTGGTAACAAATCGGTTATTTCAGAAATCAGAGAAGATGAAGATATGCCTTTTACTGAAGATGGTAGAAGGGTTGATTTATTATTAAATCTTCTTGCTATTATTAATCGCACAACGAGTATGCCGCTTTATGAAATTACGATGACATCTATTTGTCATCAGGTGCGAAAGAAAATGCAAGAATACGAAGATTACAAGGAAAGAGAAAAACTTTTCTTTGATATTCTTTATGAGTTTAATGAGGACGAGCATAAACAAATACAAAAAATGTATTTAGATATGAATGAGTCCGAAAAGAAAGATTTTATTGATGATGTGATTGACAATGGTATCTATATTCATCAATCTCCAATGTGGGAAACTAAACCAATATTTTATAGAATTAGAGATATTCTCGAAAAGTATTCATGGTTGCAACCGGATAATGTTTATATAAACAAATGGGGACGAAAGATAAAGATACTTTCTAAAGTTTGGGTAGGAGACATGTATATCCTTAAAAAATAATTTGAGGCTATGGTTAGTAATAATCATAGAAAACCTTGTGAATTGCGGGGAACTCTCGTTAAGTCTTAACTACTAAATCATATTAGTAATAATATGATGGCGAGGAGTAACGTCCAAGGTATAGTAATAAGGTTAAGAATAGAGACAATCACGCAACTTAAACTAAATAATTTCTTTATTGATAATAATTAAAAAGGCGGTGAAAAACATGAAAAAGTATATCTATATTAATGATGAAAAAACTGAGTATATTGTATATTCAACTGGTGAAATTTTTAGTGAAAAAACTAATAAATTTTTAAAGCCTAGAGGTTATGACGATGATTATCAACGAGTTGTTTTATTTTATAATAATGAGCAATACCAATTTGCGGTACATCGACTCGTTGCTTCAGCGTTTTTACCAAATCCTGAAAATAAACCTGAAGTAAACCATAAAAATGGCAATAAGCATGACAATTCTATTGAAAATTTAGAATGGGTAACAAAATCTGAAAATATACTTCATGCATTTAAAACAGGATTAAAACATGCTAAATGTGGTCATCATTCTCATTTAGCAATATACGACAGTGAACAAATTAAAGATGTTTGTGTATACTTAGAAGAAGGATTATTAACATTGCGGGAAATATCAAATATCACTGGTGTATCGTTTGCTATGATTTATTTAATAGTGAAACATAAATCATGGACGGACATTAGTCAAAATTATAATATAGATGCTTATTATCATGACCGTGAAAGTTACACGATAGAACAATATCGTCAGGTATTTCAATTGATGAATCAAAATAAGTATTCGTTATATGAGATAAGTGATATCACTGGTGTAAAATATTCGTCACTATCAAATATTTTAGCAAAGAAAAGTAATCCTATTTATAACAGTCTTTATAGTGAAATAGATATAAGTAACTATACTGGAGGAATTATTCCATATCGAGAATTGCCTGAAGACTTAAAGAAAGAAGCACAGAATTTATACCAACATGGTATGAAGAGTAAGTATATCAAACGTTTATTATCGAAAAAATATAATATCAATGAAGAAAAAATACGTAGTTATATTAATAGACATATAAAATAAATATAATATTTAGTTTAAGCTCAACGACTATCGAAAAGGTAGCTTAGAAGAAATATCTAAGTGAGTAACTGAGTAGAGTACACTCTAAGTAGAGTGGAAGTGCAAGGGTCTGTATATTTAGTAACAGAATATATGGATGTGATATAGTCTAAACTCTATGGTGACATAGAGCTGTATAAACAGATATAGATGTAACGAATCTATATGAATAATAATTGAAATTAAAACAGTCCGACCGTCGTGGATTTAGTGCTAGAAGTACTGGTGCTATTGACACCAAGGGACTACCCACTAGAAGTTATAAATCAAGGTCACATCTTGAGCAGTACAGCGGTACAGCCATCCGCTTTAACAATGCCAGGGCGGAAATACTAGTAATAGTATTTAGCAAAACTCTTTTAATTGCTGGGAACTCTCAATGAGACAATCAGCAGCGAAGCTTCTTTATAAGAAGAACGTTCAACGACTATCGAAAGCATAGTTATAATAGAAATATTATAATGAAGAAGTGAGTAGAGTACACATGAAATGTGGAAACGGAGAGCTCCATATATTTGGTAATAGAATATATGGATGAAGATATAGTCTAATCTTTATAGTGATATAAAGTAATAAATCGAATGTGGCGAGTTCGAAACACTTAACTTTTCTATAGCGTTAATTCCGGAAGATATAGCATTATTTCATGCTATGTATAGAACTTCTATTAAAGGAAGACGTGATTTAGCAAACTTACTTTTCCAAGATTCTGATAGTAATGCGATACAGAAAATTGATAGTTCTTATACTTCAAGAGTAGCAGAAATATTTGATGTTATTCTTAAATCGTTATCTATCGGATTAGACTTTGTTGATGAAGATGATGCTATTTATCCATTAAATAATACCGAATTAAAGTCACATGAACTTGACGGTAGGAATTACTTTTGTACGGATTATCAGTTCTTTATCATTCAAAGAGAGAAAGAAATAAGAGAAGAAATTCTGGAAGAAAATCCTGTAATTACTAAAGAAGAACTTGAAAAGAGAATAAAACACGAGATGAAAACTCGTAACTATCTTATGGGTCCTTCATATGATGAGGAAACAGAACAGGAATAAAAATATGTGTGGTTATCATTATAGATAACCACACATATTATTTTAATAAGAGGTGATAAAAAAATACAACAGGAGCGATGATGGACTCATCGCTCCTGTTTTTTTATTTTACTTTAGTAAAATAATTATACATCATCTACGTGAATAAACAATAAAAAGAAAGTAGGTGATGAAATGAATAACGACCTCTTATCTCTCGTACTTAATAGTCAGTCGTCTGACCCTCAGCCTCAGTCAAAATCTGGTATGGCTGTGTACAAACAGTACGTCAGAAATCCCAAAGCTGAAAAAGTAGCTGCCCGTGAGGCTGCGAAATTCCAAGCTATAATGGGAATGAAATAAATGAATATTTAAAGGCTGTAGGTTTTTAATACAATGTTATTAAAATTTACAGCTATTTTTTTTTAAATTTCTTTAATTATAGGTTTAAGACCTTTACCAGCAAAATACTTCTTTGCAGCTTTTGCTTCAGTAAATGACGAGTACTTCTGTCCAACTATCATTCCTGTAGCAGTATCATAATTATAGTTTATGGAAAGGTCTGATAATCTTTTCGTAATCTTATAAACCTGAAGAGGGGTTGCATTAGTAGCAAATACTATTTGATAAACAGTGCTTGAACTTGCGTTTTTTGTAGGTTCCTTGACGGGAGAGGGAGTTTCTACTTTTTTTACAGTAACTTCAGGAACTACTTCAGGAGTGGGCTCCTCGATAGTTTCTACAACGGGCTCTTCCACTACAGGAATAGGTTCTTCAGTTACTACATCAGTAGTTTCTTCTTCCTCTATAACTTCAGTAGTTACAGTATCCTCTTCGGGGGTTTCAACTACAGATTCCTCAGTAGTATCTACTTCACTAACTTCTACTTCTGTAGTAATATCTTCAGTAGCTTTAACTTGAGGATTATATTGTTTATTACCTTTATTAGACTTCTTAGACATATGAATTCCTCCTTTGAATTAATAATAAAATGTTTTATAATAATGTGGTGAAAATGTAAAGTAAAACCGTAAATCTATATTATTAAATTATACATTATTTATGTGCAATGGGTCAGGTTGCAAATTATCAAGGAAAAGATACTAAAACCAGAAAGGACATAAAAATTATGAGTATTTATTTTTATAATGAACCTCAGAGTTCACACTTTCACACTGCTATCTGGTGTAGTACTGACGTTACTATGGTAACAGAGTCGGATGACCGTTTTGATCCGAAAAACTTTAAGTTTGAACTTAATGTTGCGAACTTTGTGAAAGATCTGTCTTCACATTACGAAAAATCTGTAGAGGTACAAAATAAAAGTACATCACACATTTCTGAGTGTGGCAAATTAATAATTAAGCCCGGTCAGACTGTATCTATAGATGTAGACAAAGTTTCACTCTGTTTTCGTTTCACTTTATCTTACGACCCATGGTGGAAGTGGTATGGTAAATTTCCACTTAATTACCATTTACCGTGGTTTTACGATTGGGAACTTGTTAAATTTGATAAGTGAATAATAAATAAGGGTAACGAAAAAAAAATCGTTACCCTTATTTTTTTTTATAAAATGTATCTTTTTAAACTAATTTCTTGTCTTGGTACTCCAATATCTTTTCCTATAGTATTATAGTACACATTTATTTGCCCATATAGATATTTATAGTTCTTAAGTACTCGTCTATAGTAATCTATATTAGTTGGATTATTATTCTTTTTATTAAAAATTTCATCATTATCTGAAAATATATTTATTGTTATATTACTTCCAACCAATCCTAGTTCAATTAAATATAGTAGTAATTTATCATAGTACTTTCCAGATACTGAGATATTCATAGTGTTAGGACCATCAAATCCTAAATTATAAAAAGCTGATAAAGTATCGAGTACTCCTTCTCCTAAATTAATAACTAGAGAATCTGTAGTTAACACATCTATATCAGCACACATTGAATAAAATAATCTATTTTCTTTACTTTCTTCTGTTATTGGATATTTAACCCATTTTATTTTTTCTCTATTTGTTATATCACGAAATAGAATATGTGAATTACCATAAGATAAAAAACCTACATAATGGTCTTCTAATCTAAATGCTATTTCATTATGACAAGTTATTTTTTTAATACCGTTTAGTATTAAAAATTCTCTTAATGATGTAATCATTTTCATCTTTTTATAATCATCGTTATTAAACTTTAATCCTAAACGTTTTTCTATATATTCTGTTTTTTTACCAATATGAATATCTGGTATCTTATAATCAAAATATTTATTACGTATACCAGTTGCAATATTCTTATTGTCAACTTTTTTTGCAGTTTTGTTTAAAGAATAGATATTGGATTTTAAATCAATATCTTCAATATCAAACATTGATAAATTGTCGGATGTTAATACTCCTGCTTCTTCACATTTAAAACAGTGAAAAACGACATTAAAATCGTCGTCAGGATTTATTCTCATATAAAGATGCCCTGTGTTTTCTCTTGACGAATCACCACAATAAGGGCAGCGTGTTCTAAATTCAACATCATTTATTTGCTTAAAATAAACTCCTCTATTTGATAGAGCTTGAATTAAATCAAGTTTAGTTTCTTTATTTGTCATTTTTAATCACCTAGCTTAACATAATTATTTTACTGTGAATAAGAAAATAAAACCTAAACTGTTCATTATCTATATTTTTTATTGATTTATATATTATTTATATGAGAGCAATCCTTATAAATATGAAAGGTGGTTTTAAAAATGTATATTTTTGACGAATTGAGGTTACGAGAAAATCAGGTATCTGATAATCCCAAGAAAATGAATGAACTGATTTTACTAATGAAAAGTGATGACGTTCGAAAAGAAATTGAAAGGTTCCTTGGCATGGATGAAATTCCATATGATGAAATTCAAAATGGCAAGACTCTTATAGACTGTGCTCAGTCTATTTATAATTATACTGGTGAAGAAACTGGTATGAGTGACTCCGAGTATGACATTATTTATGAGAAACTATCAAATGCCGGTGATGTTGGTATTACAGTTCCAGTAGTATCATCCGGTAAAGTTGTTCATCATAAATATAAATCATTAAGAGGTACTCTTGATAAAGTTTATGCTTTAACGGAAGAAGATGCTCTCGAAAATAAAAGCAGAAAATCATTAGACGATTGGATTAAAACTTTAGAAAATAAGATTTATGAAAAGACTGGTGAAAGAGTAAGTCTTAAAGATGAAGAAATTTATTGTTTTCCTAAGTTTGATGGTGTATCAGGAATCTTTGAGTATTCAAAAAACGGTGAACTACAGAGAGTATTAACACGTGGATTTACAGAGACTAATGAAGCACAAGACATAACTCATGTTTTTAGAGATTGGATTGGTAAAGGTCCTTTCGATAATGCTAAACATGAGTACGGTATAAAAACTGAAATTATGATGAGTGACGAGGACTTTAATAAATATAATGAAGTTTATAATACCAACTATAAACAGTCGAGAGCTATAGTGTCTTCTATTATTAACAGTGATGAAGTGGATGACCGTATTAAGTATCTTCAGGTCATGCAGCTGAGAATGTCTTATCTTGATGATAAAGGAAACGAAAGTTTACAAGAATTAGTTCCGGGTGCATTTAATACACCGTATTTAAGATGCAGATTATCTGACAGAGAAGCCATGAGAAAGTTTGCGTTCGAGCATGCATACACTAATGGTATGAGATGTGATGGTATGGTTATATACATCATCAACGAACGTATTCAGAAAATACTCGGCAGAGAAGATAATAAACAAAAATTCGAGGTTGCATATAAGTTCACAGAAGAAGTTGGATACTCTAAGATTAAAGATGTAAAATTCACAGCAGGATTATTTGGACGTATAAGTCCAGTTGCAGTTATTGACCCAATTAAGCTTAAGGGAAATACTATTGAGAATGTTTCACTGGGTTCTATGGGAAGATTTAAATCATTAAAATTGTCAAAGGGTGATAAAGTTAAAGTTTTATATGATATCATTCCTTATATTGTTTTCGATGAGAATGACCCTAAGTGTAAGAAAAGTGGTAAAGAACCTTTTGAGATACCTTGGTGCTGTCCTGATTGTGGTGAACCATTGGAGTTCTCTGATAGCGGGGATATAATGTACTGTGTAAATAAGAAATGCCCATGCAAAGAGAAAGGTAAGATATTAAACTATTTTAACAAAATGCACATTGATGGAATTTCATATGCAACAGTAGATGTTCTTTATGAGAAGGGCTACCTTGAATCTATAAAGGATGTATACAAACTCGAAAAGAATAAGAAGAAACTCTGCAGTATTTCTGGTTTTGGAGAAAGAAGTGTCGATGCAATTATTGATGAAATTAATAATCATCGTGAAGTACCTGCATCACAAATGCTCGGTTCTCTTGGAATTGAAGGAGTATCAACAAAGACATTCTTAAAAGTTTTCGAAATGATTTCATTTGATGAACTTCTTGAATTATCTTTAGATGATAAAACTGAAAAGGCAGTGGATGTGCTGACAATTATTCCGGGTATTAAAAGTAAAACTGCAAGAAAAATTATTGATGGTATTAGAGAGAATGAAAAACTGATTAGCTTTTTGGAAAATGAATTAATAATTCTTGAAGAAAAGAAAACGAACAATTCAAAATTCTCTGTAGTATTCACAAAAGTAAGAGACAAAGACCTTGAAGACTGGACGACTGAAAATGATGGTGTTGTTAAGGATTCTCTCAGTAAAGATACAAGCATATTGGTTGTTCCTGTCGTTGGTGTAGAGTCATCTAAAGTATCAAAAGCTAAGAAGTACGGTATACCTATTGTAGGTATTAAAAATTATAAGGATTATGTATCAAAGCATTTTCTTTAATAAATAATTAAGTGTGAGGATATAACCGAATATCCTCACATCTTTATTATTTAATTATACATTATTAGCAAGTAATAATGTTATTGATTTACATTATTAGAATAACGATAATATAAAATTATTTAAAGGAGGAAATTTAAATGGCAAAGTACATTGAATTTTTCAAGGAGAACGCAAGTGAGGACACAAATGCAATTCTGTCAATATGTGATGAAGCAAACAGACAGTTGCATGATAATTTCAAAATGAGTTTTACTGATAGTAAGACAAATAAACCTGATCCCAGATTATTGGCAGCTTGCTTTGCAAAGATTTATGAGGCTATATTAGTAAGCCTTGAAAAGTTTGAAAAAGCATATAGCGATTTTGAAATCAATATATGTGACAGACTTTTGATTGGTTATTCTACAAGTCAGGATGACGAGGATGAAAAGCAGGGTAATTTTATGGTTTATCTTCGTGACCTCGGTGTCATAAAGAAGCGTGTTGAGTTTGATGACCTGTCAGCATCAGCAGTTGAAAGATGCGTTCAGTGGGGTGCTGAGAATATAACATCGCAGCCCGAAGTAATAAAGAAAATATCGACTGAAGCAATACAGCTTCTTAAGGAGATTGATGTAGAGATTGCATCTTCGGAATGTATTATGCCGATATTTGTAACAACATATGAAATGATTGTAAATCATCTCATAGAGAATCGTGGAGACCGTTTTGAATACGAGATTAACATGATGGGTTGTTTTTACATCGGTGTGAGGGAATCAGAAGATATTAACGGTGTAATATATATTCGTCCGAATATTGAGTCTAAGCTCAGACTTAAGAACGATACACTTGCATCGTCTAAGTATGAATAATACCAAAGACAACAAGTAAATATAAAATAAAAGTGGAATGACAGAAATTGACTTCCACTTTTATTTTTTGTATATATTATTTCTCGGAAATAAATATTGAAAGGATGATATTTTTATGAAAAAATGTCTGAAAGGGTATGTGTCACAGTATGAGAAAGAACTCAATGTTCCTTTAATGAACAAAACTGCAGATGCTCCCCTTGTGGAATATGTTATTGACAGTTGGAAGTCTCTTGAAGTTGTTGATAACATCAGATGTGTCAGTTTCGATTATACTGAAAAAGAAAGCGAAATTGACATTAATAAGTATATTTTTAAGAGAGAAAAGAAGAAGAAAAAGAAAGATAGATACGACTATAAATTCATCAACGATGATAGATACGGTAAGCTTACTGTAAAACTGGAAGTTTCTTTATTGGAAGATAATCCTGAAACTGGTGAGAAGTTTATCCATACGTATCCGATAACAAAAGCGATGTTGATTCCACTTCAAGACGAAGATGGTTATTTCTACATTAAAGGTAAGAAGTACTATCTTATTTACCAGATGGTAGAGAAATCAACTTATACGAGTGCATCAAGTGTAACACTTAAGAGTCTTATGCCTGTAGCAGTAAAAAGAAATATTGTTGAAGCTGATGAAGTAGCTCATAACAATATTACTGATGAGAAACTCAAACGCTCAGGTATCAGTGCATCTGATTGTGAGGGTGAACACTATGTACTCCCAGTATACTCAGTTTTTGTGTTCCGAAAGGAAATACCAATCATTCTTTTCTATCTTTCAAAGGGTATTGATTATACATTGGATTTTCTCGAAGTATCTAATGTAATATCTTTCATTCCATCACTTCCTGAAGAGAAAGACCCTGATATGATTTATTTTCAGCTTTCCAGTAAGTGTTATATGCAAATTATCAGAAAGATATTTAATAAATATCCGTATGTTCAATCCATTGCAGGAGCATTCTTGACTGTATGTACTAATAGAGTTACGATAGAACAGCTTGATGACCCTAAGGTATGGATTAAGAAGATTGCTAATCCAAATAACTATGAGAAAGGTAAGGATATTCTCAGATTCTTTAATAGACTACTTGATGAGTCTACTAAAAAGATACTTAAAGTACATCCTTATCATAAGTCAGATATATACACGTTGTTACGCTGGGTTATGCAAGAATACAATGACCTGAGATTAAAAGATAATCTTGACCTTAAGAATAAGCGACTTAGATGTAATGAGTACATTGCATCATTACTTACTAAAGAATTCAGTAAACGTCTTAACAGAATAATATCTCTTAGAGATAAAGCGACGATTGATAACTATCGTGATTTATTTAGATTCCCTGGAGATATTCTTATCTTAAAGATGCACTCTAGTGGAGTATTAAGATATGATGAATCGGTAAATGATATGAATTTCTTCAGTAAGTTCAAATATACAAACAAGGGTCCGCATAGTTTGGGTGGAAAGAATTCTAATAATATTGGACTGAGATATAGAGGAATACATCCAAGTTTTCTCGGTTATATTGATATACTTGTATGTGGAAATTCAGACCCGGGTACTTCTGGACTCCTGTCACCTTTCAGTGATATGAACGGTCTTTACTTTGATGATGATAACGAGCCTGATGATTTTGGGTACAGACTCAATAAAGACTTGGAGGATATCTTCAAGGAAAAGGGTGTTCAGTTTATTAAACTTGATTTTGATAATAAAGACGATTATTATAACGCTTTAGTATCAATGCAAAAGTTTACGAATGATAATATCAATGTGTCAGGAACATCACGAGAAGGTCACTATGAAATAGTCGTAGATAGTGATGACACCGAAGTACTTGAAGAAGCAAAGGCAGAATCAAATGATGATGTATCATCTGATTAAAAATAGTAATGGTGTATGTATTTTAAATAAAATACATACACCTATTATTATAATAAATTGAAAGGATGTAATTAAAATGAGAAAAAAACTTGATATCGACCATATTATTTCATTGGTTGACCCAGAACCACGAAATAATGTATTTTCCCCTTGGTATCGTTTTTCGTTTTCTCCGCAAATGTCTGATAGTATGGCATTAAACGAATTATGCAATTATTTCTTAGGAGAAGACTGGAAACCTAATCATAAACTGCCTTGTCCTGAGCAGTTACCTATCGATATTGTTATGAGCATTGAGGCACAGTATAAAGGATGCTGGGTTAAGAAACGCTGTATATTCGGATTTAATATATCAATCAGAAATAAACTTGATATACATCATCTTGCTGATATATCTGATGTATCCGATAAATACGGAGTATTCCCACCACTAATAACTGAAGCTGCTGCGGTAAATGAATTGTGTCATTATTTCTTAGGACCAGATTGGAATAATTCTGGTTGCGCTAAAGGGAATACAGTCATTGTAGCTTCAATTGAAAAGAAATACAGAGGATGTAAAATAAAAAGAAAGGATTGATATAAAATGAGTAAAGAATGTAGTTTAATAATTAGTGCATTTCCGGGTTGTGGTAAAAGCTATCTGTACAATAAAATTAAGGAGTCATATCCTAATAGTATTATAGATAGTGACTCAAGTAATTTTAGTTGGATTAAGGATGAGAAGGGTAATAATACCAAAAAACGTAATCCTGATTTTCCGAATAACTATATTAACCACATTAAAGAACATATCGGAAAGACTAACATTATTTTGGTATCGTCGCATGACGTTGTAAGAAAGGCTCTCAAAGATGCTGGATTAAAATTCATTCTTGTATACCCAGATAAAGACATGAAAGAAGAATTCATAAGACGTTATAAAGAACGTGGTGATAGTGAAAACTTTATAAATTTCATTGAGTCGAATTGGGTTAAATTTATTGATGAAATGTATGATGAAGATGATGAACTTTGTTACACATCTACAGTAAATGAACAATATCCATATTTGGATATTAGATTCATAAAAGCAATAGAGCCGTTCATAAAAGATATGATAATTGGAGGTGAGGATTAGATGAACCAATTTGATATTCAAAAAGCATATACCTTCATTACTACAGATGGAGATACAATGTATGCTAAAATCATGACTGTTGATAGTGGATGGGATTATGATTTATATGATGCTGATTATTCAATAATAGATGAAGGTCAGGTAGATAACCCCGAAATGACTGTCAGAGATGTTTTATCTGATATGCTTGCATTTTCAGATATAGAGATTGACTGGAATACACTTAAAGAAATTGAATATGATGAATTTGAAGAAACCATAATGCAACTAGATTGACATTAAAAGACTGAGAATATAGGATTATCTATATTCTCAGTCTTTATTTTTTAAGTTTTCAAGATCATCATCTATATCGGTATCATACCATATACACGTTGCATTTGGGTTGTCACTACCTACGTAAATTCCACTACCACCGCCGGTAATTTCTAAGTTATCAATTCTATCATTTATCATTTTTACCTGTTCTTTTAAATAATCAATGTCATCGTTCATTTTGGTTAAATCAAATGGATTTTCTGTGTCAAATGAACAGTATTTAATTACTTTGCCGGTTTTATTCATTACTGCTTGGAGACAGGCTTTGGAACCGTCGGGAGATACTTCTATGAATGCTTCACCTATATCTGTATTAAATTTTGAATCTTTAGATTTTACAATTACTTTCATTTGATTTAATCATCTCCTTTAGTAATTTACGTTATTACTTTGTTAAAAATAGATATTAAAATTGATATGAATTGTTTTTAGGACAAATATTTAAATTAGAAAGCATGGTGATAAAAATGTATAAAGCGACAATTGAATTAGGTCGTATTAATAAGATTATGAAACTAAAGTTTAGTCTCATAATTAATTCAAATGATGATACAAAAAATTATAATAAACTTGTAAACAAGTTTAATTATTTAGGAAATGATTATATAAAAATAAATCCAAGACCATTTGTTACAATTGATATTTCTAAATCAACTGAAGATGGTTGGAGTAGCAACCAATCTGTTAACTTAAATAAACAAAGTTTATTTTTATTTATACGAATTCTTGAAAGAATGATAAAACAGTTTAAATCAATTAAGGAATTATTCTACTATCAGAATGATAAACTGACAGTAAATAATCGTATATCTAAAGAAATAACAATGGACTTCGTATCCTGTAATAAACATATACGGTTACAACCATGTGTTGTTTCTGATGATGAAATAAATAACAAATTTTATGAAGGCTGCGTGTTTTGTATTAATTCGTATGATAACTTTTGTTATATAACATATGAAGAAATGGAGTACTTATATTATGAACTTTCACATATAGATATGATGGAGTTATCATTATCAGTAATTAATACAGTAAATCTTTTTCGAAATGCTGAAGAAGAAATAATAAAACCAAAACCCGTCAAGAAAGAAGAAGACTATGAAGATATAATAGAAAATAGTCCATATGTAAAAATTGAAGAAGCTAATACTATTCCTGATATTTGAGGTGATAAGATGCTTAAACGTATTAAAAACTTTTTAGTCGGTGTGTTATTTGCTATGATTTTAATATGTATTATTCCATTTCTATTAGCGTCAGTTGTATTACTTGTAGGACTTTATTTTGTTCTCACAATTATATCGATGATTATTACAATTGGAAAATATATTTCAGATGAAATAGCTAGATACAAACTTAGAAAGTTAGGTTACGTTATCGGTAATAAGAAAGAATGACAACAAGAGTCATTCTTTCTTCTTCTTTTTTGTTTGAATAGTATCTTATTATTTTTCATTCCACTTTACAATAAATAGTTATATATTATTTTTGTGTATTTATTATAATTTATATTGAAAGGAGTCATGCTATATGGAATTTCCATTATATATAGTTGACAAGGAGAAAACTGTTGCGGTCGTAGGTATGATAGACCGAAGCAAAACAAGTAAAGAAAGTGGTGTACTCATTGATAAAAAAGGGTACATTGACGAGAACGAACAAGTCTGGATTTATTCAGGTTCAGGAAAACCAATTAATAGTAATGAATATCCCTATTTTTGGTTGAATGAAAAAGGAGAAAAAGAGTTCTCCCATCCAGATGAAAAAGTATTGGAGACATATCACGGAGATAATCTTAAAAATCTATCTCTGAAAGTGATGGTTAAAAATACAAACGAAGATGATGTGCTTTATGACGAACAGGCTATAGATGCCATGAATAATGGTGCAGACATATGTGTAGAAACAATACACGATTATGACGATTTTCTTAAGAAGACGCTTAAGACTGTTATCAATAATAAGAATATTAACACTAACAGATTAAAATATAAACTGGGTGAAAAATATGCTCTTTCTAATATGCGGTCAGCTTTACATGGTACAACCAAAACAGGTCTTCCATATTTTCTAAGTTGGTCAGAATTACTCGGTGTTGATTTTTATGTTATTGCTAAAGACAATGGTAGTGATCAACTTACACCGCTTAAGAAACCTGTAGTTTATTCAAGTCGTAAAGACCAATTTATAGATGTAGAAGATTTAATAGAGGTATTAATAAATGAAATTAAACTTAAACACATATGAAATGGAAATCAAAAAGAAAACAAAAGTACACGGTAAATTTATTAACCGTGAACTTTCACTAATTGATTTCAATGAGAGAGTTCTATCATGTGCTCTCTCAAAAAATACCCCTCTCAATGAACGTTTGAATTTCTTAGCCATAACAGATAGTAACTTTGATGAGGTTATATCTGTAAGATTTGCTAATGCATATCATAACCAAGATGATGAGCCATATTCAGATATTCTAAAGAGGATAAAATCTTTTAAGAAAATGCAAAATGAAGCATATAAAATTCTTAAAGATGAACTTGGTAAAAATGGAATAAAATTTGTTAAAATATCCGACCTTAATAAAAAAGAAAAAGAAAATCTTTATAATGAATATATGACAAATATATTTCCATTATTAACTCCGCTCCATATAAGTAACTGTAACAGCATACCTCCTATATCTTCTGGGGAACTTTGTATCGTTGTTACGATTATGAATAATGGGATTGAAGAAGTTGTAATCATACCAATTGAAAATGAGATAGATAAGCTTTATCAAATTGGTGATAAAGTAATTATGATAGAGGACATTATAACGTACTATATGAACGATACGCTTTTTATCAATAAAGACATTGTCTCTAAAGGTGTATTTCGTATAATTAGAGATGCCTCTATCATTCTGTCTCATGATACAAGTCGTTTTATTGTGGACAGAATGTCTGAAACTATCCGCAAACGTGAACACAGTAATCCATTATTTATAGAAATATCCAGTAGCAGCCCTGAAAGATTGAAGAATATTCTTATGAGTATTTTTAAGATACCAAATGGACATGTGTATACGGATTCAAAAATTCTATATTACAAACGGTTTAGTCAACCAATACTTGATTCTAGTGAATCATATAAATCTTTTGAACCATTCATTTACGAAAATAACGAAAACTATTATAATATGTTTGAAGCTATACGCAACGAAGATATACTTCTACAACATCCATACGATAGTTATGATACAGTCGTTAAGTTTATTCAACATGCAGCAAATGATAAAGATGTCGTTGCTATTAAACAAACACTTTATAGAGTATCATCTATTGATTCACCAATAGTTGATGCACTTTGTAAAGCATCTAAAAATGGTAAGAAAGTTTCAGTGTTGGTTGAAATTAAAGCTCGTTTTGATGAAGAAAATAATATTCGATTGATATCTAAATTACAGAATGCTGGCGTTACTGTTATTTTAGGTATGGAGTATTTAAAAACACATTGTAAATTATGTGTTATCATTCGAAATGAAAATAATAAGCTTTGCGTTTACTCACATGTAGCAACAGGAAACTATAATGAAAAGACTGCAAGACTTTATACCGATTTATCTTACTTTACCAGTAAGCAAAAGATTGGTATTGATTTATTGCATATTTTCAATATCTTGTCAGGACATTCAAATCCTGATGAGAAACTGCAGAAAATTTATTATTCACCTGTAACGCTTCGTAAAAGACTCATTAATTGCATAGATAGAGAAATAACTTTTGCAAAGAATGGTAAAAAGGCTGAAATCTTTATGAAGATAAATTCATTGTCAGATAAGATTATGGCTAATAAAATTTATGAAGCTGCCGATAAAGGAGTAAAGGTATATATTGTATGCAGAGGAGTTTGCAGTATAGTACCGAGAAAAAATCTATTTATAAAATCTATTGTAGGAAGATTTCTTGAGCATAGTAGAATCTATTATTTTAAGAATGGTAATAACCATGAATACTATATATCTTCCGCAGATTTATTAACCCGTAATCTTGATAAACGAGTTGAGACTTTAATATCATTAAAAGATTCTTCTGTAGTTGAGCAACTGCAATGGATGATTGATGTATATAAAGAGGATAAAAGAAACTCATTTGTCATGGATAAAAAGGGCATATGGCATAAGCAAAAAGGTGATTTCTCTTGTCATGATTGGTTTATAAAACACAGTGATGATAGGACGAAAATAAAGAAAGGGTGAATGACAAATGCTTGTTGCAGTTACTGTAATATTTATTATTATACTTGCGGCTTTAGCCGCTTTACTTATATCATATTTGTTATATGTAATAAAGACAGAACTGGGTACTCAGTATGCAGCAGTATTTATAATTATGATAAGTATGATAATTAGTATATCACTAATAAAAATCTTGTAATTCAATTATTACAGTTACAATGTAATTAATAGGTTTTATACCTGTAATTAAATAAAATACTTTAAAAGGAGAATGGTATTATGAACATGATGACAGCAAAAACCCAAATCGAGGATTTGGTAAGCAAGCGGAACGCTATCATTGAGAAGACAGCTAATATTATAGCTGAAGCATTGATTGACCGTGCTAAGACGAAAGGACTGAATGGCAGTAATAAGAATAACACTGTTACTGACATAGCTAATCTTATTCGTCCGTTCTCATCAGAAGAACGTGAAGAAATATTGACAAAGACGGTTATCATAATCGCTGCTAACGGAAAGTTTGGAAAGACTCAGAATAACAGCAACGATGATGATTATGATGATTTATTCTCTAATCGTCGTTCCAATATGTTCGGTAACAAGTTTTAATTGTATAAAGGCTATGATTCATTTCATAGCCTTTATTTTTTATTAGAAGGTGAATTAAATGGCTGAAATAAGAGTTTTTCATAGTCATATTGAAGTATATCCGTATGAACTAGGTGATGCACCTCATATTGAAAAGGTACTATCAAAGTATGATAATGTTACGCATAAGTACATTCCAATTGGGTACTATATTCAAAATGGTATTCTGTATTTACCAAGAGGAGTAAATCTTTCTCTTTTACAGAATATATTCAATGCAACACCTGTGGTTGTTTCTCAATATGATGATTTCACAAAAATCAAAAAAGGAACTATGAAATTTAAACCTAAAAATAGGATACAGGAAGAATCAATAGATTTCTTAATTTCAGAGGGACGATTCATAAAAGGAAATTATCAATCACAGTTTGGACTAAACTTAGATACTGGTGATGGAAAAACTTTCTGTATGACAAATGCTATATTGAAAATGAAAATGAAAGCAATTGTTATTACACATAAACAAAGAATAAAAGAGCAGTGGATTAAAACTATCCTCGAAATGACGTCAGTTGATGAAACACAGATTTGCGATATTTCGGGTTCAGAAGTAATTGATGAGATTATGAAAGGAAAAATTAATGCTGATATTTATTACGTAAATCATCAAACTATTAATGCTTATGCACGTATTCATGGATGGACATCAATAAGAGATTTCTTTAAGAAAATAAAAGTTGGTGTTAAAGTTGTAGATGAAGCCCATAAATTCTTTGAAAATTCTTTAATGATTGATTACTTCTCTAATGTTAAACGTTCATACTATTTAACAGCTACATTTACACGAAGTGACCCAAAAGAAGTAAGAATATTTAAAACAGCATATTCTTCGGTATATAGATTCGGAGAAGAAACAATGAATTATGAAGAAAAACGTAAGCATATTGTTTTTGTCGTTGTTTATTATCATAGTAATCCGACTATTGAAGAACGAAATAAGATTTCTACATCATATGGATTTTCATCTTATAGATATATTGATTATGCCTTAAATGAAGATGGAAATACTATGATGAAAGTACTTCATCGTCTTATTGACCAAACTGACAGATTAGAGGGTAAGACACTTGTAATATCTCCTAAGGTTGATTCTGTTAATTGTATTGCTGAACAGATAAAAAAGTATACCACTAAATCAGTTGGAACTGTTCATAGTAGAAATACTGTAGCACAGAATGAACGAGGATATGATTCTGATATAATATCATCAACTATTAAATCAATAGGTGAAGGTGATGATATAAAAGGTTTACGTGTTGTAATTAATCTTGAACCTATAGGTTCAAAAGCATTGGCAGATCAATTGAGAGGCAGACTGAGAGAATATTCAGATGATGATGATACATTTATGTTTTATCCTGTAGACACTGCAATTAAAGAAAGTTATGAATTTCTAAAAAGGATTATGCCTGTAATGAAAAAGAAATGTAAAGAGATTATTATTATGACTATGGATGATGTTTAATAAATAAAGGTGATATGTAACAAATATACATATCACCTTTATTTTTTTGTATAATAAGATGCAATACAAATGAATACATATCTCTATCCGTAAAGTCAGCTTTTTGATTTATATATTATCTCCGTGTAAAATACATAAATATTACAATATTATGGAGGTTAAAATTATGGAAAAAAATATTGTTAAGGTCATTGTTAAAATGCGTAGAGGATTCAATAAGTTTGTCAAACTTATTGACAAACTCGATAACAACGAGCCAACTCTCTTCGTTTATGATGAAGATGGTACAAAAATAGCTGTGCGTTAATTCGCACAGCTATTTTTTTTTAATCATTTTCTTCTTTTGTGATTTCAATATGAATTTTTTTCTTTTCATTCCATATCAGTATTGAAAAATCATCTGGCATACTAGATTGTAGATTCTCCATTACAGTGTCAATATTAACACCTGATAAAGTTACTTCTATTTCAAGCACATCGTTATCAGTATCTTTATATTTTAACGCAGCAACATGATTACTGTATTCTTTAAGCATCCAATACATTGCTGTAAATTTTCGATACTTTTTTTGAATAATCTTCTCCAGTATTTCAAAATTATTTTCAGATAATGCTGATATATATTCAGTCATCGTCTTCTTCATAATTGCGAATTCCTTTCTTCAAAAGTGTCAAAGAAAGAAACTTATCACTTATTTGCTTATAATCCGATTCCTAATTTCCTCACTCTGACGGTCTTTTTGTTCCTTTTCTATATCCTTAGCGTCTTCCATCAATCGATCAACACGAGCAGACCGAAGCTCCAGTAACCTTCGAAATGTGAGTACATCCAAAATATCTGTAAGACTTAGTTCACCTTTAAATAAGGCTAAAGTTGCGTCTAGAAACCTCGAATGTTCTCTACATTGATCTCGGTACTCAGCAACCGTTGATATGTCTGAAAAACCAGATCATCCATTGTTAAGTCGAGATCATGTGTTACATTTCCGCAATGTGGGCAAACAACATCACCAAACGAGAAATGTGTCTGATATTCAGAAGTAAGCTTATTTGCAATAGCAGCAACAAGCTTAATTTCCTCAGGTCTGATGTTATAGATAGCATCAAGAATATCCTTATATCCTTCACAAACGGTATATGTACCATCCGAGTTAGGAATTCTAACGGAACGTACTGTGGTGAGAAGAAGTACGTTATTTACATAAATCTGATTAAGGTCATCACCAAATGCCTGTTTGAATGTATTCTCATCAAGTACAGGAATAAAATTATACAAGAATTCATAAGCAGAAATGACACCCATCTCAATAACAAACTTACTATACGGTAATTCAATATATTTAGAATTAAGTACAGCGGACTTGTTACGAATATTGTCATATTCAATTGCAGGAGAAGTTGCAATTTCCTTCATCTTCTCTAAGAATGTAGGACTGCACTTTTCAAGACGAAGTACACTGCGTGTGCTAAATTCCCAGTTAAATGTCTTTTCACAGCTAGACTTACCACAACGAAGCTGAATCTGCTGAATTTCAGGCTGGGTTGAAATATATAAACCATAAAGTGCCATGGGGATATCAACATATGCAAATCCCTTTAAGAAATCTTCAAATGAATCAAAAGGACCAGTTGAGATATTGCACATCTTGTTATAAATAATGCTAAGTCTCTTATAATACTGGTCAACGGTTACAGAATCCATTGACAGGGCTACATCACCCATTTCACCATATGTCATGCCCTTCATTTGTGCTCTAAATCCAGACGCAGGGAAACAAATAGTGGTCTTTGAATTAGCTAACTGGTATTCATTAATTGATTCTTGGAATGACTTATCACTTCTCTTTGAATTGATAGTCTTAAGGTCAAGGAAAGAAACCTCTGTTAAATGAATTTCGGATGCTTCATACAGCTTTTTCTTTTCCTCTTCATTAAAGATAAAATCAGTACCAAGACCAGTCTTATCAATAATAACCTTTACAATACCCGATACATCATCGCTCTGTTCAGAATCTGCGTCAGTTGTTTCACCTGCATTTGCCGGTGAATCCTTAAGATTCTTATATTCTTCCATCTTCTGGTTATCAGCTTCTATATCAAAAGCAGGGTCACCATCTTCACGTAAACGAATAAACTGAGGAATAAGGGGATTTCCATTCTTATCAGTGTAATTAATTGATGCTTCACCATTGTCATCAATTTTTACGGAATCAAGTTCCATCATTAACTGCATATACTGTACTTGGTTTACAGGTTCACGGGTAACTACGATGGCTTTTCTTTTTTCCATAGTGTCATCCAAGTCTTTGAGTCTCTGATCGAATTCATTAAGTCTCTGATCATCCATTATAGGGTCACGAAGTTCTTTTTCCTTCAATGAGTCATTAGCAACTACCGTTCCAAGATTACGCTCTTGTTTGTCTTGTTGCATCTGCTCCAAAGGAGAAAGTTGCTTAGGAGCTGTAGTCGTGACAGTATCACTTGTTTTTGTCTTAATTAGAGAGTTTATATCAATACTCTCATCTCGATTATTACCTTCGGTAAAAAAATCGTTATTGTTAATTTCGTTAATATTAGTACTCATTTTTAATTCGTACCTCCTTCTAAGATTTTAAATTATCTGCGTATTTTCTGGGTTAGCTGTAAAGTTATAAACCATTTCGCCTTTTTCATTAACTGTTACACCTAATGCTAAAGCAGTATTATTCTTATCTATAATCACAGGTAATACAAAAAGTAACATTGTGTTATTATTGTATGTAGTTGTAAGTACGTCCATGGTACCATCTTTAATAATAGGTAAAAAGTCCTGACATTGTGAAGCTAGTTGAGCTTTTATTTGATCAGTATTGATCTCATCTTCAAATTTATAAAGTTCCTGTTGTATATCCATTCCAAGATTTGGAATTGACGGATAGAAACCAGGTTTACCAAACAAAATTGCTAAGATGTTATTTACATAGGTCTCAGCTTCTGTAAGAACTTTCGCCTTGTTAAAGTTATTAACACCATAGGTTGGATCCACTGCCATAAAATCAATCCTTTCTTGAATTACTGTGATTTAACACATTGTAATTCGTATTAAATTTCATATTTACGATTATAGTAATGTCAAAATAAAGAAAAGAAGAAGATATGAATTTTTTCATATTTTTTTTTGCAATAAAAAGAAGCATAAAAAACATTAGAATAAGCCTAAAACTATATGAAAGTTGGTGAATAAAAATGGCTACAAAAAGAAGAGTTTATTGTAAATTCTGTAATAATTATTTTTATGATGTTGCTGACTTAGTTGCTCATATGGAAAAAGAACATGGAGAATTAATTCCTGAAGATATGGATGCGTGGCATTTTACATATTTCTTACGTACTGGTAAAAAAGAAGGTAGTTGCGTGATGTGTAAAAAGCCTACCACATGGAATGATAAGACTCATAAATATAATCGTTTTTGTAATAATCCTAAGTGTAAAGAAAAATATATTCAAACTTTTCAAAAAAGAATGATTGGTAAATATGGAAAGACTAATTTACTTAATGACCCCGAACAACAAAGATTAATGCTTGCTAAAAGAAAAATAAGTGGTAGATATCTTTGGAGAGATCATGCTCATGAATCAACTTATGTTGGCTCATATGAAAAAAGTTTTTTAGAGTTCTTAGATAAGACTCTAAATTTTAATCCCGAGGATGTTATATCTCCTTCTCCTCATACATATTTTTATATCTATAATAATGAAAAACACTTCTATATTCCTGATTTTTTCATAGCATCTTTAAATCTTGAAGTTGAGATTAAAGATGGTGGAAGTAATCCAAACAAAATGCAAAAAATTGTTGAAGTTGATAAAGTAAAAGAAAAACTTAAAGATGAGATAATGTCATCAAACAGAAGTACTTTTAACTATATCAAAATCGTTGATAAACAGAATATGAGATTACTAGAGTTTCTTGACAAAGCAAAAGAAAATTACTATGAAGGAATAAATGAAAATATTGTTATGTTGTGAGGTGATATATAATGACGGATTATTTTAGAGATACATTTTTAAATGGTACGTGGGAAAATAAAGTAAAAATATTTAGTCATCGTAATGACTTTAATTTACCAATGAAAACATTTATTCGTGTTAATGCTAATGACCCACTTGAAAAAGAATGTACACAGTATAGTCATATGGTACACACAATTAATAAATTTAGTGCTTATGAAAAACAAGCTGTATGTAATGGTTTATTGGAAATACTGAATTCTCAGGTATCAACATTAGATGAAATAAAAAATGTTTTCAGGTCTATAAGATTTATTATTGACAGTATATCTGATAAAAGAACCTATTCATTTATATTATTTAATCTTATACCTTGGAAACTTGAAGGATATGAGTTATATATAAATTATTCATTTGAAGAAGGAAGTAAAGAAATAGATTGGGTATTAGACCAGAAATTTTATACTACAATACTGAAGTATATAAATAATAACATTGCTAATCATGGAGATATAGAAGAATTAGCGTCGTTAATATTCTTATTCTTTACGCAACTTGGTTTATCTCCTACTATTTATGCAGAGATATATTCAAAGTACAATGGTACGGAGAATATGATGTCAAATATAATTAATCGGTTATTTAGGTACGATAATGATGTAATAGGAATATTATCAAATGTTATATCTGATAGGGATTTCTGTAGTCATTGTTCTAAAGTACTAGATACAAACCTTAAAAGAGAATTGACTGAATCTAAATCAAACTATGCTGTTTTTGGAGATAACATAATACCAGTTAATGAAAGCGTAGAGACAATGATGTATCGTCTTAGAGATCTTTTAGATGGTGATATTGTATCATATATTGGTAATACACAGTTTACAACTAAACTTACGGAAAAGCAACTAGCATTTGTTAAGACAGCAATGATAAATGAACATGCAGTAGTATGTTTTGATACTGTAAGTATGAGTCATTTGGTTAAATATGATGATGAAAATGTGTATTTGTTATTTGCTATTAATGGTGAGCCTAATAAAATACGAGGTATATCATTATGGACTAATAAAGACGACCAAGGTGAATATAGAAACCTTATGGAAATAAATATAGATGATGCTGATTATAAATTGAAAGTGGGTGATGAGTTTGATTACGGACAACAAACGTGGTAAAATGGAAAAACTAATATATGATTTTTTTGATGCATTTGATAAATCAGGAACGAATACAAAAAAGTATAAAGAGCTATTCCAACCTATGTCTAATCAACAATTTGAATCTTATTTTAAAGCTCTCTTTGCAAACGAAGATGCATACTTAATCCTTGATATAGTTGATTATGAACATACAATTGATATGGAGGATATTGAAAGAGCTGCTAAAGTTATCAATGTTCCTTTATTCGAAGATGTGTTTATGCCTCATTTAACAATGGATAAATCCAAAGTTATAGGAACAACAGAACCTGTTCCTGTTGGATATATTAACATAAAGAGAACACAACAGACTGTTAGCAAAAAGAATGGTATTTCAACTAATATCGATTCTCGTTCGTCTATAACAGGTCAGGTAACTGGTGGAGATAAGAACGGTCGTGAATCAGACCTTGAAAATACTATGCTTATATCATTGGGATTAAATAACACTTTAAGAGAGTTAAACGGTCCTAGAGCTGATGATATGCACATGAAAGAACAGATGCTTAGAAATATATCCCTTAATGGTTATGCTACTATGGAAGACCTTGAGGATGACGTATTAAATAAAACGACACTGAATACTACTTCAGTATACTTCTTAGGAATGGGACTAAATACCGACTTAGTTACTAAAGGTCTTATGCTACCTTCTGAACTTAAGAAAGAATTATAAAAGATATGAGAGAGGAAAAACCTCTCTCATATCTTTATATTTATAACACCTTTTTGAATCTACTACGCACATTAAGATCAGCATGATTAATACCTGTTTGTTTTGATTTTACTAAATTTGGTATGTCCATTATATCATCTATTTCTTTACTTGTTCTAATATCATTAATATCACTTTTAAATTTAAATTGTTTATTAGCTGAGCTATCATTTGTCGCTTTATCCAATCGTGTTACGTATTTTTCTACATGATAAATATCATGAATAAAACTTACAATCTCATCATATTCAGTTTTACTGATATATTTTTTCTTAGCTTTAATTTTATAAAGTTTTACATCCCCTGAGGCTTTAACGAAAGTTTCTGTTAAATAACGATAAATATATTCTGCATTTTTAGCAGCTCCTTTTCCATTTACTAACTCTTTTTTACCGACATGCATGATAGTATCTGCTTTAAAATTAGATTGTATCTGTTTTTCAATTCGTTTTAAATCTTTTATTTTTTCACGAATTAATCCGTCTGTATCCTCGAGTTTTTTGCTTAAAGTTTTTAATTTATTACCACTTATAGTAAATTCTTTACTGGGAACTCCAGCTTCAATCATTAATTCATATAATTCATTTTCAATATCCATTATAAGTACCTTCTTTCATAATAATTAATTTATATTTTTGTTTTTTTTACATATAAACACCATTTTATTTGAATAAAACAAAAAAATAAAGAAGGTGTTACATATGGGTATAGATAGTAATAATGAACATACAAAAAAATATGATAAAAAGCGTGAAAAAGCTATTAAAAAAGCTAAGAAGAAAAAAGAAAAACAAGAGATAAAAGATATTATGACTGATTATGGGCCAGCTAAACCTGAAAAACGTGCCATTGATTTATCAACTACAACAAAACAAATTATGGCTTTTATAGTTATTAACTGTACAGTAGTTGAATTATATGCAATGGTTGTAATGTATAAATTTCAGGATTTAACAACACTAGATGCTTTAGTCTCTGCAGTAGTTGCAGAAACCGTGTCATTTATGGCGTATTGTCTTAAGTCTTATTTTGAAACCAAAACTGAAAGAGAACACTCGTTAGAAGTTGATAAATTTAACTACGAATGTCAATCAGATGCAAGTGATGAAGATATTGATGATGAAGTACATGATGACGAATCATAACTGTATGCAAAAAATATAAATTAATTATTATGAAAGAAGGTACTTATAATGGATATTGAAAATGAATTATATGAATTAATGTGTGAGTATGATAATACCAGTGAAGATATGAGTATATTGTTAACGGAAGCTGTACAAAAAACTGCTAGTATAAATAACCATAAAACAATTAATGAAGAAAAAACTTCACCTGCGGTTGAAATACATATAGATAATAGTAGTAATTCTGGTAACGATAAAAAGACAAAATTAGAAAAAAAAATACGTAATGGAATATTAATATGTTTTGCGGCACTTGCAACGATAACATATATAAAACAAAGACTTGAAATGGAGGAACTGAAACAACGATTGGATAAACAAGAACAAAATATTAGTAAGTTAAATGGTGCCGCTAATACACTTAAAAAATCGATGAAATCACTAAACAGTGATTTGTCCGAACTTAAAAAAAGAGATACGAAAATGAATAAACGGTCGGATACTATAAAAAAACAAAGTAAAGATGGACTTGAAAAAATAGTTAATGCTGGAACCGATATGTATGAATCTATTAGCAAACGTACTACAGAAACAATAGACAAAGTAAAAACAATAAACGAGGCTGTTCAAAAAACGAAACAAAACATTGATAAAGCCGCAGGAGCAGTGAGTAAAGCAACAACAATAGGTAATGATAGTAAAAAAACAAATCGTACCAATACATCTAGCAATAAAAAAAATGGTCCTAAAATATTAGAAGCATATGATAGACTTATTGATAGTGGCGGAGACAGAATAGGTGCTATTGTAGATGGTATTAAAAATGTGAAAAAGACAAACATATAAATCGATTTATATTTAAGGAGGTTTTACTAATGAATATTGAAAATGAATTATATGAATTAATGTGTGAAACAGATATTGCCACTGATGATGCACAAAAGAAGAAGCAGGAAGAAGAACAAAAAAAAAATAAAAAAAGAGAGTGATAAAAGAAAGAAAAAGATAAAAATGATTTTGATTATAGCTTCAGCAACAATAGCTGCTACAGTTATTCTAAAAGGTGTTGGTGATATTCGAAAAAAGAAAGCTTCTGAAGACAATGAAAAGAAGAAAGAAGAAATGAAAAAGCTAGCTAAAGATTTACAGCCGTATTTAGATAAAGATATTATTAATACTGATGAATTTCTTGAAGCAATAAAAATAAAAGGAGACATATACAAGTGTAGATCTGATATACTTGCCAATAATAGAATCATAAATGGAAAAAATGATAATAATGGTTTGACTATGGATGACCTAAGAAAGTACAATGATGAAACCAATGAACTGCTAAAAAAATTAAGATATCCGTAAACCAACAATAAAATAAAAAAATTTTTTATTTTTATGAAAGAAGGTTTTATTAATGAATGATTATAATGATTTTCTCGAATTAATTAATGATTCGGATGATGCTGAATTTATTGAATCTTGTATGGATTTGATGCTGGAATCAGACAGTATTGTAGATCCTGATGATTCCTTAAAGAAATCAAAAGCGGTTTCTGATAAGTATAAGGCTGAATATAAGAAGATAGTTTCTGATTATAAGACGATAGTAACTCAGCTTAAGGCTAGTATTAAGTCAGGTGAATTTGACAAAGCACGCACGGAACTTTCTAAAGCGACTGATAAAATTAATGATGGTATAAAGCTCATTAATAGCATTGACTCTTCAGCATTAGATACCTGCATGAGCTGGATGATCGATTATACCCAGGGTTATATTGCCATAACATTAACAATGGGCACATTGAATACATTACTTGGGATTGGAAACATTGCAGGAAAAGTAAGTTCTGATACTGTAAAAAAAAGTAAACAGGAAACGATGGTGGCGCAGGCGTCTGTTGCATTTACTACCACATTTAATAATGCAGTTAGTATTTATAAAGCATACGATCCTAGTCTTGATCCTGCCAAAGCATTAAACCCTGCTCGTGCAAGAATCGTCCTTTCCTTACAACAATGTAAGAAGCATCTTCTTAGCTTTGAAAAGAAGATTAATAAAAAAGAACTTAAGCTTAATAAAAAGCAGGGACAGAGTACTAATGAATCTGCTGAATATATGTATGATGCTTTAGTTGACGCAATTTGTGAGAAGTTCTCTAATGATGAGATTTCTGCAAATGATGCAATTATGCTGATGGAAAGAGCCGCTGACAAGTATCTTTAATAAATAAAATAAGAGTTACTATAATTATAGTAACTCTTATTTTATTTATTCAACTTTAGTTGTATTATATTTATCTTCTTTGTCATCAATGACATCTTCATAGTCTTCTAATTTGTCTTCAAGTTTTTCGAATTCTAATAAGATTCTTGCTCTAGTTGCATTAAGATTGGTTGTAGCATTATCAGAAGGATTCTTTAAAGTAACTCTAAGTTTTCGTATAAATAATATAGAGTGTGATAAAGTTTTACCGACAGCTCGTGCCACTTTAACATTTTCATCATGTTCTTTTTTAGTCGCAGCAGATCCGACCATACGTGCTGATACCTCGTACATAATAACAGCCGTAAACTCTGTCAAACATATTTTCATTGCTTCTTCAAGTGATGGAGTAATCCATGAAAGTGCAGTAGCTGTCATGCTGCTATCCATATCAGTAATAATACCCTTAGCTTTTTTAAGAGAATCTTGAGCCTTTTTTAAATGTAACCGTGCATTTTTAAAATCCTTTTCTCGCACTAATTTTTTAATACATCTCATATTCTCTTTATACTCAGCCATAGCTTTCTTATATTCACGTTTATAATCGTTATTATCTTCTGCTAACGTGTCAATATTTTCAAGTACCCCTGCTCTTAGTACATTTGTTACGCCTTCTAACAACAGTATACTATCTTGTTCATTAATAATACCATCATTATACTTTTCACATATAGCATCAATTAATAAATCATATAATTCATTTTCAATATCCATTATAAGTACCTTCTTTCATAATAATTAATTTATATTTTTGTTTTTTAATTGTAGACATAAAAGGAATTAGTATTCGTATACTAATTCCTTTTATTTAACCCCAATCCTCATCGGGATCAAATCCATGTTTTCTTTCCCATTCTTCTTGTGCTTTTCTAGCATTACGAACCGCTTCATTACCATTGTTTGTAATTCCAGATGCCCCGTCTGTAACCACAAAGCAGTTTAAATTCCTTTCTTTAGCCATATCTATAACGTCTTTTACGAATTTTCTAGCTTTAGCAATGTCTTGACTATTATTAGAAGATTTATTACCGGATTTTCGTGATACTGCTTCTACCAGTTCAATGAACTCATTTTCATTAAGTTCATTACTTGAATATTTTTCTAATAATGTGTCATATATAATAGAATTATCCATTATTATTACCTCTCTTATTTTATTCCTTAAAACTTTTTTCTATTGCTTTTAAAGCATCTAAGCAAAAATATAAATCATCTTTATTTGTCTTTAATCTATCTCTTAATAAACCTTGATATTTTTCGTATATTTCATTATACTGCTCTTGATTCATATTCTTACCACTGCATTCTCTAGAAAAAGATTTTAACACTTCACTGTATGAAGAAACACTTGTTTCTTTTGTTAATTCTTTTTGTTTAGATAAAACCAGTTTTGTTAGTTCACCACTTGTATATGATTTACCACTAACTTCTATGGTTTTATCTAATTTCATTTTATTTAGTTTTCTTAATGTATTCTTCGGAAATATATTTAAACGCTTTTTAATATATGTAATATTGGAAGCAACTATAATTTTTATCTTCTTTTCGTATGCAACAACATACTTATTCTTAAATAACATTAATATGTCACCCCTCTTTTTTATGTAGTTAAAACAATGTTTTAAGATATATCTTAACTTAAACCGAGGTGATTATCCGTGAATATGTCTAATGTAATAACAAGAATTAAGTTATCATTAGGATTAATGGCAATATCAACGCCATTTGAAAATCTTGATGAAACTATGGAAACTATTATTAAAGATATTACTCTTCCTGTTTTTTCATTGTATCAACCATGTAAAGAATTTCTTACATTAAATACAAATGATTTAACAAGAATTGATAAGACTGAACAGTATAAAGTATATTTGCTTCCTGAATTTAAGAGTAGGAATTTACTGTACGTATTTGACGTTAGGTATGATGACTCTTGTCTTTCAGGACTTGGATATTACGGTGGTGGTATGCCTCTTATGACAGGAAACATAATAAGCCAAACATTACTTGCTAATGCCGGTGCTAATATGATTAACCAGATGATGCCTAAGATGACATTTAAATATGAACCACCAAGGAAATTATATCTATATAATCTTTATTCCAGTTCTAAAATAGTTTTAGAATTAGGATTTGAGCATGACAAATCATTAGCATCAATACCTGAAACTGCAAGAGAATCATTTATGCAGTTAGCATCACTTGATGTAAAAGCAAATCTTTATCCTACATTAAAAATGTATACAGAATTAAATACTGCAATAGGAAATATAAATCTTAAACTTGATGATTGGGCAAATGCTGAATCAGCAAGAGATGAATTAATCAATAAATGGGATGATTCATATCATATTGATATGCAACCCATGTATTATATTTAAGAAGGTGATTACATGAATTTTACAAGATATAAAATAAAGAATGTAACTTATCAGTATGAAAATTTGGCTGAAGTTAAACAGGTCATGGATGAGATAGCTACAGATTATTTTGATGAAATCAATTTTGTTTGCGATTATGATAATAACGACGATTATAATACTGCTGTATCAAATGGTACTGCAATAAAAGATACGGTAAGTGTTGTGTTTAAAAAAGATAATAAAAATATTTTTAAATTCACGAATTATACAAATGACGGTGGAGAAAATAAAAGTCATGGTTTAAATATTTATAGATATATTTATGACGATAAATATTTAGAACTTCCAAGCGATACATATAATAAAAATAACGGTTTTCCAAATAGTGGCTGGTATGCAAATCATTATATAATGAATCGTATTTTTGAGATAATAAAAACAGACTATGGTATATCTTTCTGCATAGGTGAATCTTTATATCCTTCGGTATTTAGTTATGGGTGTGTAACAATTACAAAAACTTATAATAATAACATAGCGGTTATCATGCCTAGCTACTATTTATATAATGGTACCGGTACTACAACCGGTGGCGAAAACAAAACAAACTATCTTCAAGCTGTAACAAATAAAAGTAGAGGAACCTATTATGATACTAGCATTACGTGGAGTACAACATATCATGAGTTGACATCTCTAGCACCCGTATTAGTGTGTGGTGATGATGATTATTGTCCTCATGTATTTTATACATTAACATCACCATTTTCTTTAATTGATAGTAGAGCTGATAGTATAATGAATTTTGAGGGTAAACTTTATTATTTTAATGGGTTTATTGCATTAGAGATAGGAAGTGAATAAATACTTATGGGACTTGTGAGATATAAACTTAAAAACTTAAGCAGTTATGACAACATGTTTGCTGAAATAAAAGCGTGGTTGGAAGAAAATGCTCAGGATTATTTTACGGAAATAAAAATTGAAGAGCCCACAGATAACAAAATATTTTCAGATGATAAACTATATCTACGTTGCTTTAATGGTAATAATGAAATAATTAGGTTTGTTTATAGACCTGCTAATGGTAATCTTCTTTATACAGCGTCATATGATGGTAATGGTTATGTCATACATGAACTCAACAACGCAATAATAGGGTATACGAACAGACTTGATCTATGTTATACGGGTACATCAGCACGTGAATGTATCATTACTGATATTATAAGAACGACCCATGGTATCGGTTTCACATTTAACTACACAGATTGTGGTTTAACATACAAGACGGTATCTACTATTATTTTAACCAAGACTATTAATGATAACATCGCTATTATACGACCTAGTGAATTTACATATAATAGTTCATCTCGTAATTTATATGCCAGTGGACCCACTACAACAAATTATTTGCGGTGTACTACTAATAAAACGACGGGTTTATATAATATGAATATACAGTATTTTTCTGCAATCGTTGGTTCAAAAATGGAGTTAGTACCTGTACCTGTAATGGGTGATAATGATTATTGCCCGTATGCTTTTTATACACCTTTAACAAATATCCCAATGAATGCATATTCAGATTGTGTTTTTGAATATAATCTTGAGCAATATTACTATAATGGTTTTATTGCTTTGAAACTATAAAGAAAGGTAGTGATTTTATGAATACAAAACTTAATGAAGATGCTGGTCTTATGTATATATCAGAATCTGTTACAGGAGACAAGCTTGTTAGTAACATGGATGTTTACGATAAGAATAAGATTTTTTATGTAACGTTTGATACTAACTTACAGTCTTTTGATGTTATTAACAGAAACCAGAGAATGTATAAAGCTGATAACATCTGGGAATGTATACAGCAAGAAAAAATTCAATGTTTACTTCGTGATGGTTGTTGGTTTGGTGAATTTGACCACCCCACACCTGAAAGAAAAGATGAACAACTTAGTCCTGAAAGAATCCAGAATGTTCCTCCTGTTAAAAGAACATTTAAGATTATGAACCCTAAACTTACTGGAAATCTTTTACAAGGAAAGATTCAGTCAGCTCAAACAGATATTGGAATTGGTTTTGCTAAAGAGATTTTAGCAGGATGGAAACCGTCATTTAGCTGTAGAGCAATAGCAACATTAAAGCTTATTAATAATAAACCTACTGTTGTTGTAAGACGCTTAATTACATATGATGCTGTATGGTATCCTTCACATAAAGAAGCTCATGCAATTAGTAGTATTAAACCTGTAAGTAAAGCTATTAAGACAGTAACTGAATCTGTTAATGATATAAAAGAAACTATTAATGGAGTTATGATTCCGTTAAAAGAAATTCTTGAATCAATCGGTAAGACTGATGTTAATACACAGATGATTATGGAATCATTTGATTTACCTATGGAGTCATTAATTGGTGTTGATAATTCACATAGACATGCTATCATTAAAGATAAAGATAATATGATTTATGCTAATATCAGCCCTGAGACTAAACACAAAGTTGATGATTTCTTTAGTTCATTTAATATTTAAATAAAAAGACAAGTCATGTTTTTCATGACTTGTCTTTTATGTTTTGCATTAATATATACAAAAAACAATGATTTAAATATCTTATATGAAAGAAGGTAAGTATAATGGCAACAACATCACAAGAAGTTCATGCCCAATTGAAAAAGATTGAAGTGAACGGTAGTGATCAAAAAATAATTACGGTATTCCCAGTAACGACAAGTAGCGATGTTACACTTACTGGAAATACTAATAGTAATATATCTTCTTTAACAACAGTAAAAGACGTATTAAATAAATTAGGCTCGCTTGCCTTTAAAAATAGTATAAATACAATGACTGGAGCTACAAGTAGCGGAGCAGGAACAAGCGGTCTTGTTCCTGCTCCATCTGCAGGTAGTAATACGAAGTTTTTAAAAGGTGACGGTACATGGACGTCACTTACTACTAGTAATATAACAGATTTGCAAACGTCATTAAACAACTATCTTCCATTAAGTGGAGGAACAGTAACCGGTATTACAACTATAAATAGTGAATTATATGCAGACAGCGAAAATGTTGGTGATTTAGTTGTAACAGGTTCATCAAGATTTGTAAATGATATAATTGGTAATATAAATACTGCTACTAAATTAAAAACCGCTCGTAAGTTAACAATTGGTAGTACAGGGAAAACATTTGATGGTAGTGCTGATGTATCATGGACGTTAGCTGAAATAGGCGCTGCTGCAACATCACATACTCATAATTATATTCCTATGACGGGTTCAAATAGTATTACTGGTGGTTTAGGTATAAATACCACTAATAGAGGTTACTGCTTAACCGATAAAACTGGAGCTTTATATGCGGGTATTATTGACAATGGCACTAATTTATGGATAGGTGCATCTTATTCTGCTGGTACGCATCATACAGGAAGCACGTATATATCTACAGGATATGATTCAGGCAGCAAGGCTGGAAATGGTAGTATCTACATTGCTATACCGTCGTATGATTCTGACTCTTCTACATGGAGTCAGACATCATACTTGGCACTTCATACAGGCAACTACACTGATTATACTGTAACCAAAACAGGAACTGGAGCAAATGGCACATGGGGAATAAGTATTACCGGAAATGCTGCTACTGCAACTAAAGTTTCTAATTCGTTGTCAATTAACGGTAAAACGTATAATGGCTCTTCTGTTGTAGATGTTGGAACACTCGGTGCTGCATATGGTGGTACTGGTCAAACATCACTGAATGCTGCCGCTATTTCATTTATAAATTCATTAACAACGGGTACTGCCACACCCAATGATGCTGACTATTACATTTCGCAGTATGCTGGTGGTGGAACGACTACTACAACATACCACAGAAGACCCGTGAGCTCACTATGGGCATACATGGCTGGTAAAATAGGTTCAGCCGGTTCAGAAACTAACCCTGTTTATATTTCAAGTGGTGTTGCTAAAGCATGTACTTATACGCTAGAAGCATCTGTTCCGTCCAATGCAAAATTCACTGATACATGGAGAGGTATACAAGATGTTCTTACAAGCACAAGCACAACAGATTCACTTTCTGCAAATCAAGGTAAAATCTTAAATGATAAAATTGAAGGGCTAACAATTGGTGGACGAAATCTGTATAGCACAACTACCAAGTATTATGCTAATGCTGCTGCGACTAGAGATTTAACCATAAATGGCTTTCAAATAGCAGCAAATGCCACTGACCAGTTAAGACTATATAACATTATTACAGAGGCGGTTCCATATACTGTTAGTTTCTATGCCAAAACAGGATCGGATACAGCAACTCTAACCGTTGATATATGTGATGGTACTAATTTAAAATGCAATTTAACTACGACATACGCTTATTTCGTATTAACATGGACACCCACTAAGTACTACGACAATACTAGTTACCAGTTTGTAGATTTTTTACCTAGTTCAAGCAATCCGTTAATATATATTAAGGACATAAAGGTTGAGAAAGGAACCAGAGCTACACAATGGACACCTGCTCCTGAAGATTTAGTTTATATTCATTCTAACCAGAATATATCAGGTCATAAGACATTCAAAAACTATGTAACCATATCTTATAATGGTAGTACTGCTGAGAGCAGACTACTTACAAGACACATCGACGGTCTTACCACCAGTAATTCTATTGGTGACCTATATTTAAACTATGATGGTGGCTCATACGCACGTAAAGTTTATCTCGGTGGTTCCGATGATGGGTCGATAGCAGTTTGTAAAAATATGATTCCTTCTACAATTACAATAGGCAATACCTCTAAATCGCTAGGCGGAGCAGGTACTGGAATCAGTTTTACTTTAGATGATATTGGTGCATCTAAAAACGACCATAACCATATAATTGCAGAAAAAACCTATACAGGAATTTATGCATCTGCAAATAACTTTGCTAGTGCTACATTTTATTTTGCATCTATAGTTCCTGATGATTGGTATAAGGAATGGCATATTAAATATCAGATAACCGCATATGTACCAGACCAAGGTAATTACAATGGTCATTTTGAAGTTGAGTTATGGGGCTCACAAGCGGGAAGAACCATTTATAAATGTACTAATGCACATTATAGCACGTCATATAGAACCTTGTACTATCATGTATTGTATACATTAACAAACACAGGTTTTACAAATGGATATGGTCACGCATTAGGTGTGGGTTTAAGAAACTCCACAAATCCAACTTCATCGTCTTATCCAAGAACTTTTAAAATACAGATTATTGAGGCTAATAACTGCACTGTATCTATGACTGATACACTGCAGCTCTACTCTGCAATAAGTGGTACAGGTTCTACGAATTATTCCGGTTATGCTGAATACGATGGTTGTAACAATGGTCTTAGAGAATCTGGTGATGATAATACAATTGATAGACTCATATGGGCTAGTTTCCAAGCTCCTGCAGGCACTAATGGTATAATGCAATCATCATTAATTATGCAAGATAGTAGTGGTACTTGGCAATCATTAACAACTACATCAGGTACCGGTACTAGCAAAACTAAAAATACAGTAGGATTCAGATACGACAAGGTTTTATTTTATAGTGGCGGTAGTAATATTACATCTGGTAATAGAACAGCCTCTAGTGCAATTTATTCAAATTTACCCATAGATTTTAGGTATTCGTCAAACTGTGGTACAACATTAACAGCTTATAGCTCAGTTTATCTAAAGGGAACTATAGGAACAGATGGTCTTTTTTATCTTGATGATACATGGTATACTCAAACACTCCCTATAGAAGATGATGGGTATGTATACATTTACATCGGTGATTCGTATAACACTTATTGTATATATCTTTCGACAGATAAACCAACTTATTGGTATAAAAACGGTGCAATAAGAGAATATAGTGATGATGGCATTTCTTTATCATCTACTCAACTTAGTAACTGGAATACTGCATACACCCATGCTACATCAGAGCATCCCTACTTACTTGAAAAAACTATTAGTACTGCTACGGATTTCAACACAATTACTACTACAGGTGTATATCATATAAAATTTACGAGTGGTACTAATCAAGCAACTACAAATCATGGTACATTGTATGTAGATTTTACCGTTGGTACACCTTTTCAAATATGGGAACCTGATAATGCCAATATCAGCTATAAACGCACATACGCCACAAGTACAAGTACATGGGGAAGCTGGATGAAGAGACTCTATTCTGATACTACCTATTCTGCAGGTACTGGTTTGAGTTTATCTAGTACAACTTTTAGTTTAGCAACTGTTACAAGAACTAACAATACTTCTACTGTAAGCCCCAAAGCTTCAGGAACGTTTAATGCTATAGACACTGTAACAACTGATTCGTACGGTAGAGTAACTGCTGTTAATCTTAAAACAGTAACACTACCATCCGATAGTGATACTGTTGATGGGTTCCATTCACTTAATAATACATTTTTATATGCAGATTATAAAACATGCAATTTTACAACAACCGATAATGTATATGTTAAGTTAACATTGAGCGGCAGTGCAACATACTTTACTGGTATGATAAGACTTTTTGTAAAAGCGAATTATGATAATATTGCAGGTACAACGTTTATTGATATTTATGATAGAGCTCAGAAATTATATATAAGGTCTACTTCTTATAATTATAACAATCTTCTTGGTGTTTATCAACCAAACGCATCGACACAGATTTTTTATTTAAAACTACATGGATACCGAGCATCAACTAACAGTGGTGGTACATTATTAAGCACACAAGGTACCGTAACAGTATATAGTACAATTGGAATAACAAGCATTGAAGAAGTTACAAGTGATAGTGATGATTACGCAACAGTATCTGCATATGCATATACAGAAGTTCTTGATTATGGTATTAGCTCAGGGGCTATGTGGGGAGATATAGTTCCTAGGGGTAATAATTCTAAGAGCTTAGGCTCTAGTTCAATTAAATGGAAAAATGTTTACTCTACGACGTTCACTGGTGCATTAGTAGGTAATGCTGACACAGCAACGAAACTGCAAACAGCACGTACATTAACTATCGGTAATACTGGTAAAACGTTTGACGGTAGTTCAAACGTGTCATGGACTTTTGCTGAGATGGGTACTGATGGAAGGTATGTTTATGATAAAAGTAGTGTCGGTAGTACTAATATGAATACTGTAGCAACATTCGGTAATTCTATCGGAATGGCTCAGTTGAATAATACAGACATTACAACACCTGCGTACGTTAACCCTAATGGTCAAACTGACTGGCACCATTTCATTAATATGTCATTCACTGTGTCATCATCTAATATGTGGCAAACCCAAATTGCTAATAAGGCTGGAACTACAGATTTGTGGATACGTTCTAGAAAAGGTGGTTCAGTAGATAATGATACCGCATGGGTAGCTCCTTGGACAAGAATTTTAACTGGTACTAACTGGAGTAATGTAATAACTGTTAGTTCATTGGGTGCTGCAGCATCATCTCATACTCATAGTTACCTGCCTCTCTCAGGTGGAACAATGACTGGTGTTCTTAATCTTAAAGGAAGTATGTATACTGACGCTCGTGATGGTGCACTGAATTTAAACAATAGTGATATCTTTGGTGTTAACAGTATCCTATTCTCAGATAATTGTGATAGCGCAGGGGAAGGTTTGCAATGGTATAGAGGTTCTGATACTGTAGATAGTATGTGGGATAACAACGGAACGTTCTATTGGACTCCTAACAGAACACTAGGAAGTACCGGTACTAATTATAAAGTTCTTGATACTAACGGTATACTTTATAGTGGAAATACGAAAGTATCTGTTGAAGGACATACACACAGCTATTTGCCTCTATCGGGTGGTACTCTAACAGGTTTATTAAATGCTAACGGTGGCATATCAATTAAAGGTGGAACGTCTTCGTCAAATGCTTTTGATAGCACAAACCCAAAAATTCAATTTATGAATGCTAACGGTGACCAAGGTTGCCAGTTGGTATTTACAGATTATGATGCAATACAAGCACCTGCCTCGTTAACATTAGTTGGACAAGCAGGAGAAGAAGCAGTATACTTTATTGCTCCTAATATAAAGGCAACTTCATATTTTTATGGCAATCTATCTGGTACTGCTACTAATGCTACTAAGGATTCCGCAGGACAACAAATTAATACTACATATATAAAATCTATTTCAGCCTCTGGAAAAACTATTACAGTTACTAAAGGTGACGGTACAACATCTACTGCAACTATTACAGAGAGTGATACACTAGAAACAGTAACAACAAGAGGAAATACAACTAGCAAAGAAATTAAAAGTACTAACGGTACTGATTCAACATCATCTACTACAGGTGCTATAACAACATCTGGTGGTATTGGTGCTACCGGTAGTATTAGTACTGGAGGAAAAGTAAATATTGCAGATTCAGTATCATTAGAATATGACTCTGATGAAGGATGTTTAAACTTTATTTTTGCATAAGAATAGAGAGAACGGTTTATTTACCGTTCTCTCTTTTATTTATTGAGGCGTCTAAAATAACCCCAAAAAAACAATGTATTAAAATCACAAAATAAGTAGATGTGTATCATCTACTTAGTTTTTATTATAAGGAGGTTGAAAATATGTCATTACAAGTATGGCTTCCTTTAGATGGAACTTTAGATAATTATGGATTAACTACATATACTGTAAATCAAGGTTCTACTGCAGTATCTGAAAGTGGAAAAATAGGAAAATGTTATGATTTTACTGGTAGTAAGTATATGACGCTGAATGCAACTTCAGCTGATATTTTTGAAGAAGACTCATCATTTTCTTTGTGCTTATGGGTATATAGTAGAGAACTTCCATCATCACATACGGGACTATTATGTTCTAATGGATATCAATTATTTGGAATAGGTATAGGGTATAGAACTACGGGACTCATATATGCAAATCTAATGGCTAATGGTTATAGTTCAGAAAAACAGATGTTGACCGAAGCTCTTCCTCTTAATGAATGGCATCATGTGACATTAACATATGATAATGAAACGAAGGAATATAAAGGATACTTAGATGGAGTACTAAATACAACATATACATTATCATTTGATTGGTTACCCGGAACGACAAAGTTTTTAATCGGACATAATACCCAAGGAGGGCATTATGGTTATTTTAATGGTCTTATTAATGACGTAAGAATATATGACCACTGTTTATCACAAAAAGAATTATCCGATATTAGTAAAGCGCTAATTATGCATTACCCATTAAATCACTACGGATTTGGTAATGAAAACTTAGCGTTAAATACAATACAAAAATATACAAAATCATCTACCAGTGCATATGGCACTGATACATGGGCTAGTGGTACACAATATACATGGTTAAAAAGTATTCCTGTAGAATCAGGGCAAGATTATACATTAAGTTTTGATTACAAATTAACTGATGCTCCTGCTAAAGCTGGTTGTGGAATTGGCACTGGGGCAGGTACTAATTATACTGCAGATATGTGGAGTACTCAAGCACCATACGAAACCTATGGTGGAAGTTCTACAGAAGGTCATTTCGTTTATTATTTAGCAGCTAAAACCTTCTCAGATACTAGGTATTTTGCTTTTAGACCTTTACGTCACAGTGTAAGTACCACATCAGAAACCCCTATTGGAGTTGAAATATGGAATTTTAAACTTGAAAAAGGAGACAAAGCAACCCGATGGTGTCCTGCACCTACTGATGACTTATATACAACACTCGGTTTAAATGATACTACGGAATATGATACATCTGGATTAAAAAATAATGGTACGATAAGTAGTGATAGGCCAGCATGGACAAGTGATAGTCCAGTATACAGTGGTAGTTATTACTTTGATACTACAGCAAAAAGGTATATTACAACTAAGAATATTGCATTCGAAAACATACCACAAGGTACAGTATCTATATGGATTAAAAGAAATTCATCAGATAGTACATGGAGAAATTATATATTTTTCGCAAGTGCTTATAACTGGACGGGAAAAGAAAGTGATGCTATAATAATAGGTTCAACTGGCAGTACCGCTGTAATAATGGACTGTTGCAGTAACACATTTGCTTTTACTCCTAATCTAGGTGAATGGTATTTATATACAATAGTATGGGATATTGATACAACCACGGCCAAATATTATGTAAATGGTACTCTTAAATACACTGCTGTTGATAGTAAAATAAATACGACGTATTTATCAAAGCATAATACTTATTTTATAGGTAATAAAAATTACACAGCGTCTGATTATAATCTGTCTGATTTTCGTTTATATGCTACTGCACTCTCTGATGATGATGTAATGAAATTATATCAATCATCTATTTCTATTGATAGCAGTGGTAATCTTTATGCAAAAGAAATAGTGGAGGATTAGTATGAGCGTTAATTACTATAAAAATGGTGTTGTAAAAGTATCAGATATGTTTAATAATATTACTAATGCTATAGACATACCAATTTATACACTAGAGACTGATAACTCTATATGGGCAAGAATTTTACATCACAATAATCATTCCGGTACTGTCCTTTTTACATCTTCTAATGTAATGAATATACAAACTGATGATTTATATTCAAGATTGAATCTACTTGAAAACTTCAGAAATAGTGATAACTTATTTGAATTTATGGCAATACAACCTGATATAAGTGAGGATACTGTATACAGGTGGTCACAAAGTAATAATCCAACAAATACTACATCAGTTACCGACTACACTAACATCACTAACGGTCAAGGTGGTCTTGTTAAATGTAGTGGTAATACACTATGTGCTGTATCAACATCTACCGGAAACTGGTGGTGTGCTGTTGGTTCATATAGTAAATTTAGTAATGGTATACCGGGATTCGGTAGTAAAACAGTAACTACTATACTAGACTTCTACGTAAGAATAGATAATTTATCTGAAAAAAGAATATGTAAAATATTTAAAAACATTATTGTGTCTACTGACATATATGAAACTTAAGAAATAAGAAGGTGATATAATGGCACAATTAAATGATTTATTTGTAAAAGGTTCATCATGTTTTTTAAACGGCATAAATATAAATGGCGCTGTAACCGCAACAGAATTTAGTGGGTCAGGAGCCAGTTTAACTTCATTAAACGCTAGTAATCTATCATCAGGAACAGTAGCTATAGGAAGACTACCAACAGGTACAACATCAACTACTGTATCATTAGGAAATCATACACATACTTATTTAGCTTTAGCATATAGCAGTAGTAGACCTACATCCGCTAACCTCACTACAAGTGCTAATGGACTTGGTACAATGTTCCATTTCTTAGCTACATCTTCAATGACAGAAGGTAAACCCCCAGTAGATTCTAATATATTACATTTTGACTGGGATAATAATGGGGGATGGGATGTGCAATTAGCTGTTGGTAGAGGAGGATTATATTATAGAGGTCAGAGTTCAGGTACATGGCAAGACTGGAAAACTGTTCTTCATAATGAAAACTACACAACATATTGTACCCCCAGCAATATTGGAGCGGCTACCACTGACCACACTCACAGTACATACTTACCGCTCGCAGGTGGTAAGTTAACTGGAGCATTGACATTTGCAAATGGTACACTTAATACTGTGGGTGATGATGTTGCGATCGGTGATGTAAATTCTGCAGGTCTTCTTGGTATTAAAGGTATAACTGGTGTAACAGGTTTATTATTAATACCTAAAGGTTCAAGCAGCAATACGACTGGTCAAACATTAAGAAGTGATGGAAGTATATTAACTGTATCAGGCACAATAAGTAGTACTTTTAGTGGCGATTTATCAGGTACAGCAACAAAAGTTTCAAATTCATTGTCAATCAATGGTAAAACGTATGACGGCTCTTCTGCCATAGACGCTGGAACACTAGGTGTTTCGTACGGCGGAACTGGACAAACGACATTAAATGCAGCAGCTAATTCATTTATAAATTCATTAACAACGGGTACTGCTGCACCTGTTGATGCTGATTATTTCATTTCACAGTCTGTGAATGGTGGAACAACTACTACATCATATGTTAGAAGACCTGTGAGCTCATTATGGTCATATATGGCTGATAAAATAGGTTCAGCTGGGTCAGCAACAAAGCTCACTTATATTTCAAGCGGTGTTGCTAAGGCATCTGATACAACCGTTGGCAGCACAGATACACCAGTTTATTTAAATGATGGAACCATTACTACGACAGGTAAGAAATTTTCTGATTATACACCTTTAACTGGAACAGGTGCAAGTGGTACATGGGGAATAAGTATTACCGGAAATGCTGCTACTGCAACTAAAGCAGGAACATCATGGACGGTAACAACAACTATTGGTGAATGGTCAAGAATATGCTTTCTTTCAGGAGGATACGCTAACTACTTACTCACATGTCAATTTTCCCAGGCATATCAGGTTGTTGAAAATACATTTTTAATAGGTGTAGGTTATAATAGTGGATTAATAACACAAGTGGGTGCATGCGGATATGTAAGTAACTCCGATTTTTCAATTAGATTAGTTAAAAATAACGATACAAGTTGTTATGTCGAAGTATACAGTAAATTTAGCTATAATTCTGCAACTACTGTAAAAATAAATTGTCATTTAATAAGTATTGGCACTGCTAATCTTACTGTTACAAAATATACTGATTATACTGCTACGGTTTCTTCTCCCACGGTTTGGCATACATTAGATAGTAAGTATAATGGGATGGTTTCTAATAAATTCTATGGTGCATTGGTAGGTAATGCAGATACCTCAACAAAGTTAGAAACAGCACGTACGTTAACGATTGGTAAATATGCTAAATCATTTGATGGCAGTGCTAATGTATCATGGACATTGGATGATATAGGTGCTGCTGCAGCATCTCATACCCATAGCTATATACCTTTATCTGGTTCAACTGCTATTACCGGTAATCTAGCTATGAATTCGTCTGGTTTAGGTTATTGGTTAAAAGATAAAACTGGGGCTGTGTATGCTGGTATTCATGACAATACTACTAATTTGTGGATAGGCGCAGCTTCAGGAGCTAGTACACATCATACTGGTGAAACATATATATCTACTGGATACAATTCAACCACGAAAGCTGGAAATAGCAGTATACTCATTTCAGTACCATCATATAATTCTGACACATCTACGTGGAGCAATACAAACTACTGGGCATTACATTCAGGTAACTATAAAACTTATGCAGCTACAGTTGACCACACACATAATTACTTGTTACCTTTTGTTGCAGGTACACAAACATCATCAACAGGTGCATGGACAGGAACCAGTAGTGAAATAAGTAAATTGTATAATGGGTTGACTATCATATATTGGTTACCTTATGCTGGAAGCGGTAATGCCACATTAAATCTTACCCTTAAAGATGGAAGTACTACAGGAGCAATTAATTGCTACTATAGTAGTACATCGAGACTTACTACACATGTCGGTGCAAATAATACAATGGTGCTTACATACCAAACTGTAACAATCAGTGGTACGTCATACACTGGTTGGTGGTTAAACAAAGCCTATTATGCTGATACAGTACATATGTTAAGAAACGAAAATGGACGAGTGTATGCAGGTACTAATGGAATTTGGAATTATACACTAATTGCATTAGACAGCAATGGACAGTTCCAATCGTTTGTCACATCAAGCGGAACTGGAACTAGTAAGGGAATAAACACAACTGCAAAATTTAAAATACCCGCAGTTATATATTATTACGGAGGTAATAATAGTGCGACTGTAGGTAATCTTGTTAGCAGTACATATGCCATATACAGTAAAGTTGCGTCTCTCGATTTAAGATATTCAACTAACTGCACAACGACTGCTTTTACAGGAAATTCTCCTATTTACTTAGAAGGAACGTTGGATTCAAATAATTACTTTAGCCCAACTACCAATTGTATAACGCAGACATTAACCGCTGGTTACTATTATATATATCTAGGACAAACGTATAGTACAGTATATCAGTTATCTTTAAGTGCTGACCACCCATGCTATTATTATGACGGAACAAATTTAAAAGACTATACGACAAATCATACACATAGTGACTATATGCCAATTACCGGTAATATTCTTACAGGACCAGATTCAGTATCTACAATATGCTTAGGAAGTACGTATTCTGGATCTGGTGCAACACGATATAGTAACATAACTTCAACATATAGTAATATAAAATCGAAAGTATATCAAATAACATCGGCATCGAATGATAATGATGGCCAATTAGAAATAACTCATTCTTATGATGGACTATCTCTAAGTTTTGATTCTGATGATTATAATAATACGACCCTTACAAGTAAAAAGATAAGTATTAGAGGTGTATACGGTAGTGGTAATGCTGAACAAGAGGCATATATTCAATTTAACACTGGTGCTCCACCTGTATTAACAATATATCCTGCAGGGGGATATGTAAGTATTAGTAAATCGATACAGGGTAGTATATATTTTGATTCCTATTCATCAGGAGTTTCAATAACAGGTGCATCAAATAGTACTTCACTAACATTGACATGTGCTAGTACATCTATAGCAATGACCTCTACTACTATGACACTTACTGCTCCAACTTCCATAACATTAAGTGGCAAAGTAATTAATGCATATGCATACAGTAACAGTGTATCTGGTTCTCCTTTGTATGTATCGTCTGCTGGTCAAATTGGTAAATCTTCTTCATCACGTCGAACTAAAACCAATATAAATTATAATGTAGATAAAGAGCAGTATCACTCAGTTTTAATGAATCTTAAAACCGTAGAATTTGAATATAAAAATAATCTAGGTGTTACTGAACTTGGTATGATAGCTGAAGATGTGGAAGAACTATCACCCATTGCAACATACTATGAGTATGAACCAATATACGATGATAATAACCAAGCTATTGGTGAAAAACCAACAGGTCGAGTTGATAACTATAAAGACCGTGCCATTACACAAATGCTTGTAATGGAATCACAACGCAAAGATAAAGAAATTGAATCATTGAAAAATGAAGTTGAGCAATTAAAAGAACTTGTGAATAAATTGCTTGATAAAGAAAAATAAGACAATATTTTAAATCAATAACTTAAACACAATTTAATTTTGAGAAAGAAGGTTTATATAATGAAAGGTGCTTTAATTAAATCAATTTTTTATGATATGAGTAATGTTCCCGATAAGGAGTCATACTATCAACTTGAAGTTACGCAGATCGTTGATGTCTCCAGTGAATATTCTCTTGAAGATTTTAGAAAGAACACAGGCTGTGCATATGCACTTCCTGTAAGTGATGATGTTAAGCTCTTTATGGTATACGACCCCGATAAAGGTATTATCTGCGATAATACAACCGGTGAGAGAGTTTATCCTCCCCTTTCTTCGGAAGAAGAAATTAAGAGACTTAAGAATGAGATTGCTGAATTAACGTATGACGTTGATGAATCTCAGCTTACTCTTGATGAGCTTAAGGATTATCTTATTAGAAAGAATAAGAAGAACCTTGAAGATTATTTATTTAATAACCCCATGGTTATTGATGGCAAAACATACACTGTTACATCAGATAAACAGAATCAGTTAACTGGTATGCTTAATGCATATACATATGCACAGGCTATAGGAGTTACGGTTCCTTTATCGTGGAATGAAACTGGCGAAGAATGTACTCCTTACACATTTGAGGAGCTTGTGGCATTGTATCTTCAGATGCTTAATTATGTTAAGCCGATTGTTACCTATCAGCAGCATAATGAGATTCTTATCAGAACTGCAACTACTGCTGAAGAAGCTCAGGCTATTGATATTGACTTCAAGAAGTATGGTGTAGAGGAATCTGAGGAAACTGTTGAAGAAACTGGTAATAGTGAGTCTGGTGAGACTTCTGATAATCAGACTGAAACAACAGATGAAGTTAGTACACCTGATACGAGTGATAACAATGAATCTTCCACAGAGGAAAATACTGATTCAGTAGAAGAAACTACTGAAACTGAAACTACAGAGGAATCTTCTGAAGAGCCAGTTACCACACCTAGTGAATCTGAGGATTTATCAGATGTAGAAGATAGTGTTGATGCAACTACTGAATAAAAATTAATTGCATATACACTTACATAAAAATCTGAAAGGGGTTTTAAAAATGGATACCGTAGAATACAAGATTGAAAGTATCAATCAGGTACTGAGATTACTCGATCAGGTGACTATCGTTGGTGTTTCGAACGCTAACATGATAGTGGATGCTGTTAAGATTCTTCAGAGTCCTGAGGATCCGCAGGCGTCTGCAGAAAACACTGTTACGCCCGAAATCGTTGAGCCTGTAGAGTAAGAATTATGTAAGATGATATGATGATTAATTTCATCATATCATCTTTTTTCTTTTCGAAAGGGTGATAAGTTATGCTAAAAGATGAAAGTAAAACTTCAAGAATAATTCGTTTTATATTATTGACCATTGTAAAATACTTAACGTTGTTTATTATAGATGGTTCGATTTATATTTTGATAGAACTCACATATAGGGGATACTCAAATATATCTATGTTTATATTAGGCGGCTTAAGTGGTGTTCTTGTCGGTGGTTTAAATAACTGGTATTCATGGGATTTGTCATTAGTAAAGCAAATGTCCATAAGTGCAGTAATAATTACTGTATTAGAATATATAACTGGTTATATTGTAAACATAAGATTGGGTTGGAATGTTTGGGACTATTCAGATTTACCTTTTAATCTTAACGGTCAAATTTGTCTTTACTTTTCAGTATTATGGTTTTTTATTTCCTTTATTGCAATTATAGTCGATGATGAACTACGATATATATTCTTTAATGAAGAGTATAAAGACTATAAACTTTTTTAGTGTTGATTTTCAGAGTACAGTTATTTAAAAAAGCCTATAAGAAAGAAGGTAAGATATATGGCAACTACAACGAATGAATATCATGTTCTAATGAAAAAACTTGTTGTTGATTCATCCAACAACGAGGTTGTTAACATATTATATCCAACAAGTACGAGTGATGATATCATTTTTTCTGATAATGTAACCAGTAATAAATTACCTACTGGGGTTAGTAAATTATCAGGAATTTTAAATAATCTTGGTGCGTTAGCATTTAAAGACCATGATACGTTAGCAGAAGCTGCAACAAAAGACAGTAAAAATCAGACTATTGCAACAACGTATATTAAAGGTTTAAGTAATAATAGTAATGTTATTACATACACTTATGGTGATGGAACTACTAAAACATTAACATTACCAACTACATCAGCAGCAACTGATACCACTGCAGGAATTGTTAAACTTTATACTGGTACTGGAACAAATACAGATGGTACTATCAGACAGAAAGAGTTAACTGATTTATTAAATGGTAAAGCTGCAAAAACTCATACTCATACAGTTTCGGATTTAACAGATATTACTGCTACAGCAACAGAAATTAATTACTTATCTGGTGTAACGGTTAATGTACAAACCCAGTTAAATGCTAAAGCATCTAGCTCAGATTTAACTACACATACTGGAAACACAACTATACACATTACTGCAGATGAAAGAACTAAGTGGAATGCAAAACAGGATGCGTTAACAGCAGATACTGATTATCTCACACCCGGAACAGCATCAAGTACTTACGTTAATAAATCACCGGATGGTACAAATAGTCTTATTGCCAATAATAAGATTAATACTGCTTATTTACCTGACTATATGCTTGGTCAAATGGTATATGGTGGTACATTATCTGGAACAACCGCAACATTAACAAATAATGCGAAATCAAAATTAAATACAACATCATCGACAATCACACTTACGAATAATACTGCAGATACTACCGGCTATACAGCTAATGAAGGAATTTACTATATTGCTACTGCATCTAGTACATTCGCTAGTTTAGATATTAACACGGGTGACTGGGTTATTTCTACAGGTGTTGGTTGGCAGAAGATTGACAATACTGATGCCGTTACAGGCGTTAAGGGTAATTCCGAATCGTCGTACAGAACTGGTAATGTAAACATTACTCCTGCTAATATTGGACTCGGAAATGTAACTAATAACAAACAGGTAAAAGGTCTCGCATCTGGCACTACAGCAGACCATGTTGTTACATGGGGTTCAGATGGTTACACTGTAAAAGATAGTGGTTATACCATTGCTACAAGTGTACCTGCAAATGCAGTATTTACAGATACTACATATACAGATGCAACAACATCAGCTGATGGTTTAATGTCAGCTGCAGATAAAAAGAAATTAGATAGTATAGCAGAAGGTGCTAATAACTACGTATTACCAACTGCGTCTACTACACTTGGTGGTGTTAAGACAACATCAACTGTAAGTACTACAAGTGGTTATACTGCATCACCCATTATTGATGGAGTAGTATACTATCAGAATACAACTTATTCAAATGCTACAACTTCAAAAGCGGGCTTAATGTCGGCTGCTGATAAGACTAAACTCGATGGTCTTGATGCTATCGTTATAAGTGAATCTAATCCGGGTTATTCATGTCTTTGGATGGATTCGAGTGTAGATGTTAGCTAATAAACATATATGAATGTATTGGTAACTAATTAGTTACCAATACATTCTTTTATTGAACTTATACATCATTCCTTTGAATAAACTCGTTTCTAAAATAGAAAGGACTGATGTAAAAATGAGAAGACTAAAATTTAGTTTTGATGAAGAGAGTTTAACGAAAGAAGTTAACAAGTGTGACAAATACTTAGGTGTAAAGGTTAAGAAACATGATGCTTATTCTGAACCTGAGCAAGTATTTGGTGTTGCTTGTGCTGAGGCGCAGTCGTATATTGCAAAGTTAATTACCGTTATTAATGGTATTGACCCAGATGCATATTTCTCAACATCTGAAACGTATGGTACTGTGTCAGGACCAATAGGACCCAAAAATATCGAATTCACAGAACTTAGTGATTTGGAATGGGAGAAGAATAACAAGTATGAAATGAACACATTGATTTTTAAATGTCGTTTTCTGACGGCATATCTTCAGGATATAATGTGTAGTCTTGAAAAGATAAGTATGAACCGATATTATAAAAGTCATAATAAGTTTGGTCCATACGAGCATAGTTATTTTTATCTAAAAGATTTACTCGCTGACATTCAGAGACTTTGTTTATGCATGATTAACGGAAATGACTATAGTAATATATTAATGAAAAATCTCATGCATTCATCGTATCTGAAAAAGAAGGTTAATTCGAAGAAACTTAATAAAACCATATATGCAGCAATCACAGAATTGCGCACAGGTGTTCATCCTGCTAATATTCTAACAGAGGACTTTATGTCTGATGACATGGTGATATATTCGTTACTACGAATTGCATATATGCTATCAACAAATGATTTAGACTTAGAGAATATCCCATCGTTTGAATATATCGAGGGAGCAACAAGAGAACATGATTTGATACGACTTATAGAGGAGCTTGGTAGTTCAATTCTTATCGAGCATAAGTATAAAAAGAGACCAAGTATGTATAAAGCATTTAATACTGCAGAACCTCTAATAATGACAAACTACAGTAATGTAAACGACGACCTTTATCTCTCCATCGGAATTCGTGCACTTGTGTATGCTGATTTTATTATCAACGATAAGAAAATTCACAAGTTCGTGATGAAGATGATTAATAAAGGAAAGTATGATTAAAAATAAGGTGAGTGAAATTAATCACTCACCTTATTTTTTTATTTAAAATACTCGTTATAAGTATTTACCATAATTTGATATAGTTCATCGGGCATATCAAATCTAGTTTTATTATTGTTAAGACCTTCTTCAAATCCAGTATCAGAACGTTTACTGGCAGAGTACCAATCTACAAACATCTCAATTACATCTATTAACGTCATATCTCTAATTCCGTTTTCAAAATGTTCAGGATGATGTCTGTTTACCTCATAGTGATGTGCAGTTCCTTCTGCAGCCATCTTATCTTTGATTTCATTATACTCAGGTGTACCATACTTCACTTCCTGCAATAAAGGAATGTATTTATCATACGTTTCCTTTTCAGGGGGTTGAAGTTTTGAAATGTCATGGTCTCTTTTTCGGGTTTCTAATTCAGGAATGATTGTATTATCAAATACATCCCGAACGATTCTGATATGTTTCATAGTGTCGTCGTAGCTGTCATACATTTTCTGTATCCTCCTCTAAGAATTTTTTTGCTATTGCACAAAAACGTCTAGTAACTTTATTCTGCATTCCAGAAATATTCAGTAAAACATGCGCATTTTTGTATGCTCCACAACGGATTGCTTTTCTGAATGTTTTGAATTGCCTCTTTTCGTTCATAACTCTGTTTTTATATGCTACAGGGTCATCATGTCTTTTCATTGACCTAAGCTTTCTAATAAATGATGGTACGTGTATATAGATAATAGATATATCTATATCTCCAGACCGTACATACTTCATTAAATAAGCTATACCATTTGGGTCTATAATGTAGATATTAGAGTCACCAATATTTTCAATTGTAGCAAAATATTCAAAACCCTCCACACCTGATGTTTTATCGTGTATTTTGGTATATGCTATAATCTGTTGAGTAGTGAGAAGTTCATGTGCTTTTTCAGTACTTATAAAATAATGCTCAACACCATCAGTTTCACGTTCTCTCTTTGGGCGTGTCGTATAAGAAACAATCGGTTTTAACCTCATATTCTTATACTCTTTTTTTGATAGTTGTATTGCATTATTTACTATAGTGTCTTTCCCAGCACCAGATTCTCCCACCACACAAATAATTTTCTTTTTCATTACTTTTCACTCCTTTTAATATTTAATAAATTGTGTTATTTTTAATAAAAAACAAAGTACTAACATACAGATGATGAGGTGAATAATTATATGTATAGATACCAAAGAGACCAATTAGAAAAAGAACGTGCTAAAAAATATTCACAAATGGTAGATGCATCTACTATTCAAAATAGAAAGCAAAAAGATAAAAGGTATGTTACAATGATGACAAGTATGTCACATACATATGGCAACGTATTAGCATGGATACAAAAGTATGTTTTGGACTTAATGCCTGATGACCTTTTTAAAACGGTTCATGTTAATTCAAAGATTGCACATAGACAGATTAGAAGTACTGACCATGAGTTTTTGAAGAAAAGTAAACCGATGATTATTTTTCGTCCAAGAATTGCAGGTATGGATGAAGATAGATTTTTAAAAGGAACTTCACTTATTGAAAGACAATATGATATTTATAATACATGGGGTACAACTAATTTACAACCATTTTTTGAAGACCCTCAAAATGATTTAATGATTAAGTATCAACAGAATCGTTCAGTAATGTACGTTGATGTTATAATGATATTTGCTACATTAATGAACCAGATTGATTACGTCCATTACTTACAAAATGCACTTCCGTGGAATAGCTCAAAGTTTGTTCCTACATTCCTTGAAAGTTATATTCCGCAAGAAATGCTGAAGATTATATCAGATATTACCGGTAAACCTTTATTTGATAAGGAAAACTCCACAAGAGAATTTCTACAGTATTTAGAGCAGAATTGCCAAACACCTGTTACATATAAACTACAGGGAAGTACAGGAACTAGGGAGTTTTATAGATATTATCCAACACATATTGATACTACATTTACAGATTTAAACTGGGATGATGGTGAAAAAGTTGGGCATATAATGAACCAATATCAAGTTACATTTTCAATAAAACTTGAGTTCTACAGTACTGGTTTTTATTATGTATTTTCTGATAATATCTATGATTTAAATCTTCCTAAGATTGATGCTGAATCAAGTAAAGTTATACCTGTATTTACAGATGTTTTAACACGTGATGATTTGAATCTACGTCCGGGTTGGCATTTATTTAACAAAGCATCATGTAGACTTGAAAAAGAATTCGATTCAATCTGCATTGATGAATTACTTAATAATTCTATTAGAGCAAATATTAAGTACCATCTTGATAACGGCTTACCATTACTGGAATTTTTAGATATAAAAGTTCGTAGACAAGGTGAATTAATACATGAGGGTACTGATTATAAAATTGACTATAATACAATGACAATATACTTTAATAATAAATCACCATTTTATACATATAGAATTCTTGTATGTGTAAATGTAGAGTACATAAATGATATGGTTAAATCAATTTATAACTTGAAATAAAAAGAAATGTGCATATACCAAAATGGTATATGCACATTTCATTCGGAGGTACGCCTTAATAGAAAAATCATAACAATTCGTTTTGTAAATTTGTTTGTTGATTAGGAGGATGCTAAAATAGCATTTAACGACGAAAATTATTCTCAGGGCAGGCATTGAATAAAAAGCAAAGCGTAAAAAGCGTAATATGAATTGTTATGAAAAACGCTAATTTATGTAAACAAGCAAAAGCTAGAATGGAAATCTGTTAAGTTAAGCTTATAATTCAAGTGCGAAATCTAGCATTATACTTGGAGTTTTTATTGTTTACGTTCATTGAATAGTTATCTATATGTTTATATTTGTAATAACGTAAAAATAACCCTCAAGAAAGGTTTTGATAAAAATGAAAATAGAAAAGATTATTCTAAGAAATTTTGCAGCTGTAAGTAATGCAATGAATTCTCATGAAATTACAATTGACTTTACTACAGCTATGAATAAAATATGTTTGCTTATAGGACCTAACGGGTCGGGCAAAACCAGTTTGTTAAGTTTATTAAATCCATTTGCAGGATTAGGAAATCTCGATGTGAGAGATAATTTAAACCTGATACTAGAAAATAAAGATGGATATAAAGAAATACATATACGAAATGATAATGATTATTATATCATTAAGCATTTTTATACTCCTCATAAAGATAAGAACCATAGTGTTAAATCATACATTATGAAAAATGATAATGAATTGAATGTAAATGGTAATGTCACGTCGTTCAAGGAATATATTAAAGAGGAATTGGGTATAGAACCTGATTACTTGAAACTTATTAGAATTGGCAGTAATGTAACGTCTATGATAGATTTATCAGAAACTGAAAGAAAAACATTCATGAGTAAATTACTTGATGAGATTGGTATATTTTTAACTTACTATAAAAAAGTAAATAATGACCTACATCAGTTAAAAGAGATGATTTCTCATGATATAGATAAGCTCAAGAGATTAGGAATTACTGAAAGAAAAGATGTGACTCATGAACTTAATTTATTAGAATCTGAAAGAGAGTTTCAGCAAGAGCAGTATAGTGAATTATCTAAACTGATTTCAGTATATGAATTTGAAATCTCTAAAATCGAGAACTGTGATACTCTTAAAGAAAGACTTTCAACATCGGTTAAGAAACTGAATAAGATGAATAAGATACTAGAAAATACTGAGTCGCTAGAATCTACAGATAGTGAGTATTACGCTGAAAAAATACAAGAGCTAGAAAAGCTATCCATCCAAGCACAGACTCAGATTGAATCATCTGAGATACTTATTCAGAATCATTTAACTATGTTAAATCAGCTTCAAGAACAATTACGAAGTTTTGAAGTCCAATATGATAAAGAAGAGAAAAGTGAAAAAGAACTTCATGATATGCTTGAAGAACACAGGAAGCTATCGGTTAAGATTGGTGAAGCTGAAGATAATCTTGGTGGATTTAGCCCTGATTATACTAAATCAGAATTTGATGATTTCTATGTTTTTATAAAAAATACACAGCAGATTTTAGATAAAACTTATGAATTTGGCAAATCACCCATAAAGAAAATTATATCTTTATTAAAAGAAAATCGTAATGCTATGCAGTATATCAATACACACATTATGAATATGGATGAAAGCGAAGATACACAAATGTTATTTTTAAGAACAGTTTCCCAACGTTTTGATTTCTCATCTTCATCAGTTTTTAATGGTTGTACAAATGATACCTGTGAAGCTAGACAATTATGGAAACAAGTAGGAAATCTGCTAGAAACTAATCAGGTTGAAAAAGAAAAGAAGAAAGACCTTTCTTTTTATAAAGACATGGAATATGCATATAAGAATATAAGAGATGTTCTTTTATCTTTTGCACCATATAAATCATTAATCGAAAAACTACCTGATAATATAAAGAATTCTTTTTCTGTTAATACTCTTTATGATGCAATAGGTAATCTGCAAAGAATTTATAACGAAAAAGATATGAACTATTTAATGTCATTAGTAACAGAATATAATGACTATCTTACTCTTAAAGATAACAGTAGTTTTATTGAAAAGGATATTGAAAGATATTCAAGAATTTCAAATATGTCATATTTAACTGAGCAGATAGAAAATACTAAAGAACAAATTGAAGAGTTCCAATCTAAGATATCATCACTCAAGATGTTAATTTCATCATTAACTGAAAAAAATAAAGAATATGAAAATAGTCTTGAAACATATACTGAGCTTAAGGAAACATTTGAACTTCATGATAAGATAGAAAAAGAAGTTGAGACTTTAAGTGATGAGTATGAGTTATACAGACGAAATCGTGAACTTATTAAAAATACAGAGTTAGAAATTCATAAATCAAAAATGACCATAGATAATCTTAATCAAAAGATTACTGAGCTGTCATCAAAACTAACTCAATATGATATGATAAACAAAGAGCTTGAAAATTATTATGTTAAATTTGATGAGATGACACTAACAAAAGAAGCTTTATCATCTAAAAAAGGTATGTCTCTTTATTATATCAAAAGCTATCTTGGAAATACTGAAGAAATAACAAATGAATTATTAGACATAGCATATGATGGTCAAATCTATATAGATAACTTTAAAATCACACCAACTGAATTTACTATTCCTTTTTATAATAGAGGAAAATTAATTAGAGATGTAAAGTATGCATCTCAAGGTGAAATCAGCTTTTTATCTATTGCATTGTCATTTGGACTTGCGTCACAAACATTATCCAAATATAACATCATGTTATTGGATGAAATAGATGGACCACTTGATACAAAAAATAGAGAGAAGTTTATTAAGATACTTGAAAACCAGATTGAGAGAATTGGCTCTGAACAGAGTTTTCTAATTACTCACAATGATATGTTTTCATCATATCCAGTTGATATTATTGACTTAGATTTTTCCCATGATGAAAAAGACCATAAATATGAATTAGCTAATTTTATTCATGTTGAAAGAAATTAAAAATAGGATGCATTGAGTTATGTCAATGCATCCTATTTTTAAAACGAAGGACAAAAATGTTGAAAATTACCTAAAATTCTTATGTATTTGTTATAGCTCTTAAAAACAATTTAATAATACTATTATCTTTTTTTTAATGAGAAAGGGGTTAAACCACTATGGAAAGTACATTTGTTAACTTTTTAAATTCAATCCTTCCTGGACTCGGAATAGCAGTATCGGTTATTTGTGTTTGTGGCGGTGCAATACTTGTGTGTTATAAAAAGTTAAGAAAAAAAATTGAAGAACACGATTTAGAGATTGTTAAGAAAACACAGACAGATGAAACTGATGCTGAGTTTAGAACGCAAATGCTCAATTTAGCTGATGATGTGAAAAATATGAAAGACGAAATTCGTTCAGATATTTCAGAACTGAATAATAAAATTGAGTCTGTCTCATCCTCGGTCCAGGAAATACGTCAAACAAGCGAAGAAAATGATAGGGCATTGTCTAAAAGACTCGAAAGCTATGAATCAAAGAATGATCAAATCGATTTAAAGATTGACGCTGTCAGAGACAATGTTATTATGATGATTGAATCTGACAAGGAAAGCAATTGTTCTTTTATAACAATTGAATACTATAATGCGATATATCGGGGATATATTGAGGTATATGTACTACAAGCAGTTGAACGCAGATATGAACGTTACCTTCAAGAAAATGGTGACTCATTTATAGCAAATTTAATGGAAGAACTGAGAAAATTACCTCATGAACCCCCGAAACCCCAAAAGAAAAAAACTACACGTAGCAAAAAAGCACAAAGTGAAACAACAGATGATTAGTAATATGAGTAGACTAGAATATGATTCTGTCTACTCATTTTTTTATTGTCTAGAATATGTGCCAAAAAACATTCTTTTAATGAAGAAAGGAGTGGTATTTTATGAAAATAGATTTATTTGATATTAAAGAGTTTATTGAATTAAACCATCTTCAAGAAGTCACTTCAGGTATTCTATTTCAAAGAGGTGGAATACCCCATCCAAATGGCTTAATATCAAATGAAATATTTGGAATAACTACTAAATCAAGAAAAGAAACTTTTGCATATATTGATCTTCATTCGTATTTTATTCATCCTCATATATATAAAGTTCTTAAACGTCTTTATCGTAACATCGAGAAGATTGTCAATGGTGAAGAGTATTACTCTATTGATAAAACTGGAAAGTTAGTTCCTGATGAAAACGGTGAGACTGGACTAGAATTTATCTATAATAACTGGGAAAAGATTAAGTGGGAATATGCTGACGAAACAGGAATGCGTAATGAGCGTATTGACCTTATTACAAAAACTAAGAAGAATGAAATTTTTATTCATTACTGCTTAGTTATTCCAGCGTTTTATCGTGATGTAACTTATTCTAAGAGTGGTAGTGGTGAAACCGGAAGTATAAACCAATTGTATAGTAGATTAATTCGCAATGCTGGATTAATAAAAGATAGAGATATGTTTGATTTTCAGTTTAGTGCCACTAATTATAATATTCAGAATACTCTGGTTGAAATATACGATTATTTTAAAACAAAGCTTGAGAAAAAGCAGGGATTACTTCGTAAGTATCTCTTAGGACGAAACGTAGACTATTGTACAAGAACGGTCATTACAGCACCGACTTTCCATGCTGATAGACCTGACCAAATGGTAACAGATTTTCGTCATGCAGCTTTACCTATTTCTCAAATTTGTAGTTTATGTTATCCATTCATTATGCATTGGGTTAGAACTTTCTTTGAAAGAGAAGTTATAGATTCTCAGCTATCTAAAATTCTTTATAATCCAGTATCTGATACTGCTAAAGATAATTTACGACTAGCAGACCCTGAATCTTATTTTACTGAAAAGTATTTTAAGAAAATGATTGATACATACGTAAAAGACCCAGAATCACGTTTCAATAAAATTGAAATTCCTGTAGTTGGTTCTGATAGGAAGTTCTATTTAGGTTTTACAGGTAAACGTATAGACCCAACTAATCGTTCTGAAATTTCTTCAATTGCTTCTAGATATATGACATGGACAGACCTTTTATATATGGCTGCTGTTGATGTAACCAAAGATAAATTCTGTTTAGTAACTCGTTATCCTCTGCTTGATGAATTTGGAATCTTCTTAGCTGAAATTAGGGTTACTTCAACAACAGAAACTGAAGTTGTATCATTTAACGGTAAAGTATATGAAAACTATCCTCATATTGATTTTTCCGTTCCACCCACAAAGATGGCTACTAAGTTTATTGATTCAGTTCAATTTAGTAACTCATATCTTCCAGGATTAGACGGTGACTATGATGGAGATCAGACAACAGTAAAAATTGTATTTACACAGGAAGCAAATGAAGAATGTCGTAAAGCAATGAATTCAAAATCATATTTTATAAATGCATCAGGTAAGAATATTCGTAAGGTAGAAAACGAAGTAATTCAGACTTTTTATACTCTTACAAAAGAACCTAAACCTAATGCTAAAGTTTTATCTTCTCAAGATAAACAGTATTTCTTATCTTTAAAACCTGAAGAAATAACTTTCTCAATGTTAGTTGATTGGTTTGGTAATCTTGTAGATATGTCAAAAGATGAAAAGAATAAACCAACTAAAGCGGTAACTGCTAAGCACCATCCCACTGATATACTCACTTTAACACCATCCGAATATCCTCTAGTTAAAGAGCCAACTAAAACAACTCTTGGTCGATTTATTTTTAATAGATTAATGGTTGAAGAAATTGGCTTACAGGAGATTATCGGATATGTAAATTATGTATTAGATGATGGTGGATTTGGTAAAGTAGAAAAAACTGTAGCAAAAGCATTATATGAAGATAAAATGACTGTTGAGCAAATGTATAAGTATGTTGATATGAGAGACTGGTTAGGATTACAGCTTCACTCAGTTATAACAACATCATTTACTGCAAAAGTTTTAAAAGTTCCTCCTGAAGTAAAAAAACTTAAGAAAGAACTTTTAGTAAAATATAAAGATGAGTTAGCCAATAATGACCCTAAAGCATCAGAACAAATGGAGAAAGAACTTGTTGCAAAAACAAAAGAAGTTCTTAAAGACGATATAGGTATGGACTTATACGTTTCAGGTGCTCGTGGTTCTATTGGTAATAACTATAAGAATATGTACTTAATGAGAGGTGCTATTAAAAATAATATGACCGGTGAGTTTGATGTTCTGACGGCATCATTACTTGATGGTCTTGAGAAAAAAGATATAGCTCCACATTCAAATGCCATCTTATCCGGTGCCTATCCGAAGGCAGTCACGTGTAACCCGGCTGTCTGACCATGTGAATTGCGGGAATATCTCATAAATTAAAGTTAATAACTATAACTTTAATTTAAAAAGTCTTAACTACTAAACTAAGATAGTAATATAATAGTGGCAAGGAGTAACGTCCAAGGTATAGTAATAATGTTAAGAATAGAGACAATCCGCAGCGAAGCTTCTTTATGGAAGAACGTTCAGAGACTATCGAAAACATAGCTTAGAAGAAATATCTAAGTGAGTAAGTGAGTAGAGTACACTCTAAGTAGAGTGGAAGTGCATGGGCTTATATATTTGGTAATAGAATATATAAGTAAGATATAGTCCAATCTATATGGAGACATATAGCTGTATAAACAGATATAGGAGTAACTAACCTATATGAATAATATTACGGTACACAAGTATCCGGTTACTTATCTAAAGAACTTATTTCAGCAATGCAATCTGAAACATTAGCTGATGAAGGTTCTGATTGTGGCACAACTGGATATCTATCTATAACAATTCCTAATAAAGGATATGACGATTTCTTATATAGATATATTATAGAAAAGGGTAAACTTATTTGTTTAACTCCCGATGTAATAACTAAATATGCTGGTAAGGTTGTAAAACTAAGAAGTCCTATGTATTGTATAGGAGTTGGAAAAGAAAAACATCTTTGCAATAAATGTGCAGGTGATTTCTATTACAAACTTGGTAAGAGGAATATTGGATTATTATGTTCCAAACCTGCAGAAACTACTAAACGTCTTGGAATGAAAAAATTCCATGATGCTACTGTACATACACAACAAATTAATGTCGATGACATGTTATTATAAAAAAATAAAGGTAGGTATACAAACGTATACCTACCTTTTTATTACTCGTTATCACTGTTTAATTTATTGAGTTCTTGCCCTATCTCATCGGCAAAACTCTTATATCCATTATCAGTAAACCACTTCTTGATAAACTCATAGTCTTCGTCCCTATATTCACTTGTAGATAAATATGATACATACTTCTCAAGTAAAAACTGATGATATGAATCATCCTCATTATCTATATAAGTCTTCAGAACCCAGTTTACGATAAATTTGTATAGAGGTGTTAGCATCGGTTCATGAATCCATAAACCACCGTCTACAGTCAGTTGTCCTATTATATAGTTAGTATAGAATCTAGTTAAATAGGGTATTAAGTTTCCAGAGTTGAATTCAACATCTTCAATCATCACTGGGTCTATGGGAAGTAATGGAACTGTCAACGGATTGAATCTTCCTCCATGACCCACGTTTTCACAAATAAAACTCGATTCAGTAAAGTAAGATCGAGATACGTGTTCTGTTGAAGGGTCTAATATTATATATATTTTATCATCTTCGCAATAGCTATCAAATTCTTCTATAGTTCTTGCATAATATTGTGCTGTTGATAAATTTCGATCTAACTCTTCATTCCAGTACGTAAGTTGACCATGCAGATCTTCATATGCCTCTAAATCAACCGTCTTATCCTTTTCATAGGGTTTAACGATTTTTTCTGTAATAGCATATTCAATATCTTTGTTATTGATATACAGTCCATATTGTAACTGTAATAAGTACATCTGACGAAGCCTATCCAGCTTCTCATTGTCTGTGGTGATTCCGATAATACTCAATAGTACCTCGTACTTTTTATCTAAAGTATCATAGAGATTCTTGATTTCGTTCACCCTTACTTCTGCTTCATTTGTCTCTTTAACATTGTTATTCATGCTTTTATACTCCTTTATAATTTTTATTATTTGTTTCCATATCTATCCCATTTTTTAAGCTCAGGATAATATGTATACATGTGCCCTTTATGGGTAGTTTCAAATCTTCGATTTGTAAAATACACCCGACCGTTATCAAGCCCTTCGTGCTCAGAACCTCTGGTACCTGCAGTACCACCACTACGATAATTTCCCTTAGGGTAGTGTATCGAGTGACCCGTTTTCTCGACTATAACAAGCAGTTTTTCATAGTCTTCTACACTGATACTAGCATAGAATCCGTCCTCAGTTTCAATACTGTTTAAAAATGCAAGTACAGGGTCTTCAGCACTCTGTCTTTCAATTTTACGCAGTCTCTCATTCATATTCTCAATGTGAGAAAATGCTTCTGCAGCTTTTCTAACTTTACGAGCAGCCGCAGCCTTCGATACACCGTCTTCTTCTTGAACCTTTGCTACAATTACTTCTAACTCATCCATTATATTCATGGCTTTTCCTTTCTGGTTTTATAGACTTTCCTTGTCTTATTACATCTAAATAATATATAATTAAAAAATAAGAAGAGATAGATAAACTAGCTCTTCTTATTTATTTTCTTTAGTTTAAAACTAATAATTGATAATATTATTGATATACTTAAAGGTATTAATGGTTTCACTACCAGATTTATAGGGTAGTTTATTATTGCAATAATACGTATAACCATAAAATACTTAAAAGTATAATAAAACGCAATACCCATTCCTATTAGAAAAGAAATCAATGATAAAAAATCTATAATCTCAATAATTTTTTTAAGCATATTACTAACTCCTTTCATATGTTTTATTATACTGTAATAAAACCAGTAAAAAACAAATACTTAATTATTATATAAGAAAGGTGAGATACGTTCTTATGAGTTATTTAGTAAAGATGTATGAAAAAGAACAAGAATGTGAACTGTTAGATTTACGTGATTATATAACAGAAGCCACAACTGATTCACATATTATTATAGAGAATATTTATCCAATAATTGAAAAAACACTTAGTACACCGCAAGGTGATAGGAAGTTTAAACAACTTGTAGGACACTATATGGATGTAAATAGTGATAAACTTCATACTACAGGTCCTGTATATTTAATCCCATTTTCATCTGATGAGAAAGCTAAGTACTGTGAGTTATTCGGGTTTGAATATACACTTACGGGTGGAGCAAAAGATAAAAAGATTAAAATTTCTCTTCTTGATGAAAATATAAAGAAGGTAGTAAATCAACTTGGAACTAAGAGTGAATTTAACTTATTAACAGGTAACCCCATTTTCTGGGTATTCTATTGCTGTATTAGATTTTACACATTAAAGAAAGACCAGAAAGGTATCAATACCGCATTAGCAATTTATGCTCTTTCTAACTATCCTGCAGTATTTAGTTTATTTTTTAAATACGGTACGGATGAAGCTGTTATGCAATATACCATTGATAATTTAACTGATAAATTTATGATTAAACAACAAGGTCATATCTTTGGAGCATTATTTCTTTCTATTCAGCATTCATATGACTTTTTAAAACCATTTATAAATGATGCTTCTGATAAAGAAATAATTCGTTTTATACAAAGAATAAGAAATGACCAAAAGTCAATGATTAAAAAAATCTGTGACCAGTATATGAGTAATCATGCTAAAGGACTTAGAGTTACTTTATCTAAAGATTCTTATGATGGTATGCAGTTAGACGTTGATTCACAGAATAAAACATCTACTGTAGAATATATAGGAAGAAAGATAACTTTAAAACTACTTACTCAAGATATAAATCTTAAGTTTGTATCTATAGTAGCTAAGATTAGTAATGTTAGTGTTTCCGAAGTTAGGTTTTATATAACCAAGGTTATTACTGATAAATATTCAGATGATATTCAAAAGTTTATTGAATCTGTGTTGTTCCTATATCTATATGATGAAAATAAAAAACCTGAAGATATAAATTCTAAATACTTTTTACACTGGTCAGAAGCAACTTTTAGAAAGACGAATGCTAATGATGCTAATATAAAAAATATTAAAGATTCTTTAGAGAAGTGGTCTGAAGAAATAGGTATACATAGTAAATACAAAAGAGAAGCAAGTCGTGTATGTTATAAAAAAGCATTATACTTCTACTTTATTCTTGCAATACAAGCATACAATAATTAAAAATGATGGATACTAAGAATTTCTTAGTATCCATCATTCTTTATTCTCATGAGGTGTTTTATAAGCTCTAACTTAAATCAGATTTTCCATTCAACTTAAGCTTATTCTTATGTTGAAAATATATATTAAAATTTCTTAACGTCACAACCTGAAGTACTTTCGAGTGCAAGAACAACAATTCTCTTATTATCAAGGTCAAGGAAACGTTTATGAAATGAATACGTGATACCATCTTTAATGAAGAAATCAACGCCTTTAATAACACCTGTAAGATAGTTCTCTGCATCATTAGATTGAATCCAATCTGATTCTTTAGTTAATGCAAAATTATATCCATATTTTGTAGGATCCTTGGCTTCTTCAGCCGAGAGTAAACAAAAATAATAGTTCATGGTTATTCTCCTTTCATAATTATAATGTTATATTAACGTTTTTAAAGAAAAAAATAAACATCACAATGATGTTTATTTTTTTTCTTGATAACTACTCAGGCACTATTGCACCCAAGTGTATTTCAAAATTGAGGGATGCTTATTCAGCATCCCTCACCTCGTCGTCATCGACATCGTACATGACGGGGTCGTTGATGACCACGTCAATAACCTTCTTTCCCTTTTTCTTGGGAAGGTTGTTCACAAGCTTGTAGCTTATTACGCCCACACCTGTGCCGTATGCAATAGCTGCTGAAGCGAGAATAACTGAGAACATTGTTTTCACCTCCTTATTAATCGTCAACGATGTTTCCGAAACCATCTCTGGTTACGAACTGCTTTCTGAACTTGCCAGGAACTTTCTCTTTTCTGGTCTCACGGAATGCGGCTTTCGCCTTATTCTCTTTGACCTCATCGACAGTGTTCTTAGCGATCTCACCATTGATGTAGAATGAGCCCGCGGCCACTGCTCCTGCAACAGCGGAGCCGATTACAATTATAACTTTCTTTAACATAATAAGTACCTCCTTCGTACTCTGCGAATTTTGTGACTAGGTAATTCGTAACCCATTCAATTTATTATATCGAATAATAAATTCTTATCCGATTACACAAAAATAATATATAATTGAAAAAGTTGACTTTACGGATTATTACATACATAAATAAGAAGGTAAGAGATAAATTCTCTTACCTTCTTATTCATTATACAATTTCCATCCATATTCCCAATGTTTTTCTGTTCGTACCATTATTCCATTATAGGAACAAGGTTCTTTTACCCACGTTTCAAAAACATTCTGATTTTCATCTTTAATGCAATCTTCATTAATATCGTAATAAAGATATTCATCAGTTGTGAATAACTTATGGGTTATCTTTTCAAATGGGTGTTCGTACATATAGACAATTATTGCTAGTTTAGACATATTATCAGATACACCAGTTTTAAATCCCATCTTATCTAATATTAATCTAATCTCAAGTTGCCTGTTATATACGTCGTCATATTTAGTACTGTCTTTCTTCATTGTATGTATCAGAAACGATAACCTATGAAGTTCTTTTCGAAGTTTCAGTACTGTAAGAACGTTTTCCTGTATTTCTGTATCAATGTGCATAATGTTAACCCCTTTTAAATAAGCTATATAATTGTTAACACTATACTTTAAAGTTAAAACAGTTTAAGTACATTTTCTATTGCTTCTTTTTGTTGATATTTGAAGTTATAACTATGATTCCATATATTATCAATCTCATCAAGTACTACTCTAGTAACCGAGGAAATCTTAACAAGATTACCATCTGGTGCATATTTATAATAATCGATTAATTGAAGATTAAGATATGACGTGTCATTAGCTTTACAATATTTAACTAACAAACGTACATCAATTAAGTCATACACACCTTTTATATTAAAAACAAGTATATTACTATCATCTTTTACCATGACTGACTTTGTACTATTAAGTTTAAAATATCCCGGCGTCACCGATTTATCATAGAAATCACATGCACCTTTAAAATATGCCATCGGAACATTTACGTTAGTTACATATCTTAAATTATTATGATTGCAATTAAGTACTGCAAACGAATTATGATTTTGTAATGCTATTACAAAATTTATTAATTTATTTATTAATTGTCTCATATTTTTACACCCCTCCAAAAATAAATATCCCAGTATATAAATGAATTATATACTGGGATTTAATAGTGTTTTAATCAGTCTCAGGTTGGTCATTCTCCGTAGCACCAATTGTACAGAAATGGTACAAGTCAATAAGCTGACCCTTTGTGATCATGAAATAGTTATTTAACAGACCACTGTCTCTGTCAATCATCATACGTTGTACAGGATTGAACTTTCTAAACATGTGTACCATTGCTTTATTTACAAGCCCGATAATATTTAAAATGTCTCCGTCAAAATCTGCATTCAGTCCGGGTAAGATTGACAACGGAACTGACAAACAGAAGTCATTTGCATCAGGCTTTACTTTTCTGATTTTCATCAGAAGCATTGAGTAGTAATTCAAAGTCGGATTACGGTTAATAAGAAGAGCAATATCATCATGCTCAACTATATACATCATAATATCATAAACTTTTTCATCAAACTCAACCGAATTACTCCATATCATAGATGCCTTAGATAACGGGATATCATCAAGACGTGCAATATAATGAATAATTGGTTGCTTAAAAAGCTCACGAAACGTATGATATGACAAGTCAACCTCTCCGTCTTTTAATGATGGGTCAGGTACTATAACGTTACGAGATGTATAGTTGAGTGAACCACCCAAAATCTGGTCACGAATAAAACCTTCTTTACCATTAAGCATTGCAAAGCATTTCTGCCACATCGCATTAACCTTAGTCTGTATTCTCCACAAGATATAGTCTCTTTCTACATCCAAACAGTTCTTAAGATTCTCAGAAAGATTAAAAAGTGTATTTACATCTTTGTCCATACTTCCAAAATAGAAAGTATCAGACGTAACCGACTGAGGTCTTAACATAGTTGACATTACAGGTATATGTGATGTAAACACAGACCTTTTCTCATTAATGAGAGTATCAATAGATTTAGCTTTACTCTTCTTAATTGACTTGAAATAAATCATGATGTTCTCATAGTTATCAAAGAACTCATCTATGCCGATACCGGCAAACGGAGAACTTGGTTTAACCTCCACATCATTTTCTGTAGGTTTTTCTCTTTTACCATCGGTAGTAATCTTGTACTTAGCACATACGATATCTGGGAAAACCTTACTTCCTATTACTTGGCAAAGTTTGTTGTAATACCAAGGATTTACAACAACGTTAGTACCAAGGTTAATCCAACCTGTCATTTTAACATCAGCGTCTTTAAATTCTACCTTAGTATGACAGATAGGGCATTCTTCGCCATCAAATTGACGTGACGTAAACGCTCCACATTTACATCTGTATCTTTCAATAAAAGCTTGCTCGTCTGAATATGTTGTTCCATATAGTGGAGACTGGGGTCCATATAAGCTCTTTTCCTTAGAACCATCTAAAGACACCTCAGCAGGTTCTGTAATTTCAAATCCTCTGTTATTAAAGATATCCAGACAAAATTCTACATCCCAGTTAAGACGGGATAAACGAACCTTTTGCTTTTTGTGTTTGTTTTTCTTGCTCATTACAAACACTCCTTTCAATGTAATTATGAATCAATTCAGTTAATAATAAACAACGATTCCATTATAATAATATATAATGGAATCGTTAAATTACTAAATTATTTTATATTGTTATTCATTCGAAGTAGTTCTCTTTTCTAATGCTTCGTCTAAAGCGCTTATAATTTCATCACATGCAGTAACAAACATTAAGTCCTGATGTTTATTATATAAAAAAGCTGATATCTCTTTTATCATATTGATATGTAGTGATGGATATCCGATTATACTTCGTACGATCATTTCAAATGAAATAAAGCTACTATAATTATCATAAAGATGACGGAGTTCTCTAACAATGATTACATTAGACCTGATGAAATTAATCATCATTGGTACGTACGTATTATCATCAAAATCTCCTAAATATTGGACATAATGAGCACATATTTTTCCTAATCTTTTTATGAGCTCTTCCATATCATCGTCATGTATTTTCTGTTTGTTTTTATTCATTACATCCAGAAATAACTGAAATAATGACTGCTCATTATCTGTCGTATTTACCTCACTCATTACTTACACCTCCCCTTTATTTATATTAAATGAATCATTTTTTCTGAGTCTTTACAAGTGATTCAAGTTTTTTTATTATACGTAAAAGTTCTTTTGCAGGAATCTCCATCAACCAATTATACTCAAGTTCGTCTTCGATAATCTCTGCAATAAACTGGAGAGTATGATAGATATCCGTGTATACGTTTTCGATATTTGGAATATTGCTGAGTACACCGGTAATAGTAATCTCTTTATCAGGTGTTTTACTACAGATTTTCTCCAGTGCATTATGATAAATAGCTAAATACTTAGATAATGTAATCTGAGCAGTCTCACCATATGTAGGTGATATGATGCTAATATACTGTGACAGTATATTGTCATATTGATATTTATAATTATCACGAATTACTTTTAATTCGTTTATTACATCCAGTACAGTAACATTATGAAGTGATAAATCAATAATTAACTTGGATGTAATATTTGTATATATATTTATAACCATCTCCTTATCCTCAGTGAACATACATTCTGCTAATTGTGCTATTGGATAGTACGTTGCAATAGTTGTAGATGGTTCCATAGTTGAGTCAAGTACCTTGATAAGTCTGTCGAGTATACTAATAGTTTTCGTATGTATATTATCGGATTCTACATGAAGCTTACCCCAATTAAAAAGGTTAATCATGGCGTTATACATCTTTATATAATTTAAGTCATTGATGATACAAGTAAGCTCATTATCAGAATCATCATCAACATTTTTATCGACAGCATTCTTTAACTCATTGGTCTTATATTCGTTATTTTTTTTATTAGGGCGATCTTTTAATTTTTCATCGAGTGCGTTCAACCCCTCTGCAAGTGATAGTATCATAGCAAAGCTATCAACTAAGCTATCCACTTCATCATTATGAGTTTTGGGTTTCTCCACTGTTTTTACCTTAACAATAATTTTCTTCATATAAATCTGTCCTTTCAATTTATCTCTCATGGAGATATTAATAAACTACCATAAGGGTTAACAATATGTATTTTTCAATATAAAAAACAAAAAAAAGAAAGAGACTTTAGTCTCTCTCTTTTGAAGAGGAACCGTGAGTTAATTAAAATTCATGTTCCTTAAGCCATTTTCTGGATAAATAAAGACATGGAGAAAAAAATCTCCATGTCTTTATTATTTAATAATTAGATGTCTTTTCAAAATCAAAAGGCTCAAAATCATCATAATCATTTTCTACATAAGTTTTCTTTTTCTTCTTATCCTTAACTTCTCTATTGATTGCATTCTCTTTTCCTCGCTTATCATCTATTGCTTCAAATTGTGTACTAAGAGATTCCAATGATAAAGGTCTAGGTAAATCTATGTCATCTAATAATCTAATTTCATTATTAGGTTCAAACGGATGATTGAAATATTCAAGTCTTCTAAGTTTCTCATTTTCTTCCGAAGACCTGTATCTTCTTTTAAGCATTTTAAAAGTTAAAAATAATTCATTTGTATCAGACTTAACCTCAGGGTTAATAATACATACAAAATCGCTGTTCTCAATGCATAAATTATATTTATTATGTATATCTTTACTTCTCAGCAAAGTTTAGACTATATCTTCATCTTTATATTCTATTACCAAATATAAAGAGCTGTTTGTTTCCACTATATAAATAATGTACTCTACTCACTTCTTCACTTAAGTATTTCTCTTAAGTTATGCTTTCGATAGTCGTTGAACCTTACTCTTATAAAGAGTCTTGGCTGCTGATTGTCTCTATTCTTAGAATTATCACACTTTGGTATCTAAGACCTAACAAGAGTTTCCAGCAATTAAAACAGTTTTTTTTTCATATATTACTATATGGGGAGACCATTGATAAACTTTAATCTCCCATGCTCCACTTATGGCATCTCTACCAACTAATCGTGTAACATCTTCTTTTTTAGCCTGTAAAGCCGCATCTACTACACTAGCACCAACACGATTAAGCTGTTGAGCTGAAATAACACAAATATCGAAATACTTTGCTATTTCTTTTAATTCATTGGTAATATTCTTCAGCTCAGTCTTTTCACTATCAGCTCTTTCAGCTGGTCTAATTCTTTTCATGTAGTCTACAATTAAAGTAATAACTTCAATTCCTTCATCTGCTAAATCATTAATTATTGTATACAAATCATTTGTATCTAATTCCCTGTTTTTATATTCTTGAATGATAATGTCGATGTTATCATCATCACTTAGTTTTAATCCACCTTTTTCTCTCATCTTTTTCTTTATTTGTTTAGGCGAATAATTACGAATATCATCGCTATCGACACACATATTATAAATACGCTCAATAGTTTCAGGGATATCATTTTCAAGGGTTAAGAATAATACAGCAGGTCTTTTATCAGGATCTTTTGTTTTAATCCCTTTATTATATTTACGAATATCCATTGCAGATTTAAGTAAAATAGTTGATTTACCTTTTCCGGGAAATGCAAGATATGTATATAATCTTTTGCTTAAATATCCCGGTGCTAATATCGTATTCCATCTTTGTATACCTGTGATGAATATTCTATTTCTATCTTTTAACTTCTGTACTGCATCTTCAATAACAGCATCAAACTGTTCATCACTAAGTGAGAATGTTTGATCTGAACCCAAACTTGATGTATTACGTTTGATATTAATAACAGAAGTCGCAATATTATACAAATCTTCACTTACTGCTTTATATGATTTAAAATCCCCATCATCTATAGAATTTAGAATCTGTTTCATTATATCTTTAACTGTAACAGTATATCCAAATTCTAATGTATCATCAATTTTTTTAATGAGATACTTAGATTCATCATGTGAGATTTTCTTTGTTTCTAAGATATTTTTTAACGTTGTTGCTCTGAATTCATCACACTCTATATCATCAAGACAATATTGTTTTAAGTTATCATCATTCTCAAATCCATCAATTAGCTTTCCATATAGTGTTTTTTGTATGATCCAGACTCTTCCAAACAACGTTGGGTCGTCTTCATAAATGCTTTCATCAAGATTATTAAAAAGCTTATAAATATTAGATAGTGTTTTTCTTGTTCTTAGTACACTATCTTTATAAATAAATGATATAATCATATTCAATGTGGTTATATCAAACTTAATTTTCAATGGTTTCATTTTTATATCTTTTACAGATAATAATTTTTTCTTAGGTATCCTCTCTAGTTGTTCCATAAAAAGTTACCCCTCCTAAATTAAAAAAGTTAACTTTTTGTTATTTGTAGGGTAGAAAGTAATGATAACATCAAGAAAGATGTTATCATTACTTATATAAATAATATATTTATTGCTTAGGCCATCTATATACATACTTGCCAATTTCCCAATCTATGTCAGGGTCATATGCATTTAATTCACTAATTTTAATCATAGTTGCAGAATTATAATCATCAGCATTATCAGCGACAATCATACGAGCACCCCAGTTTTTAGCCCATTCAGTGCTTACTTCTCCTGCTGCCACGAGGTATGTGTAATCAACATCATCTTTACTTGGATTTTTGATTTCTGCCCATATACCATTGTTAGTAGGTTCAAGTACTGATATTGTCATAACACCAGCATTATCAATTCTTGTGGTATTATCAGATATACTCGTTTTAAGACCATCAAGATATGTATGCAATGTAGTGTCATTATCAACCATTACAGAATCGACATCAGTTAAAAGCGCTATGTCTTTACGATTACCATTCTCATCAACAGGTGTTTGTAGTCTTGCTCTCATTTTTGTTGCCATAAATAATCACCTCTTTAATTAAATTATATGTCCACATAATTTACGGATTTCTTCTTCAGTCATTTCAACTGTTTCCACTTCTAATAAGTGGAAAGGAGCACCGTGTGTTTCAATCTCCTCTGTAACAACAGTCGGAGAACTCAGAATATTATCATATCTTGTTATAGGCATTAAGACACGCTCAGTCCTATCAGAATCCTTACCATGCATGAGAATATCTGTAACACCGTCTGGTATATATCGAATTCGTTTATTCATAAGTATTACCTCCCATTATTCCCATGTACTGTATGTAGTTAAAACTGATGATACTAATGAATCTGGACTTATATTGCTTCCATTTTCTAGTATTATTCTTACATATGCTGGATTGCCAGATACAGAGAATTGTACACCACCGTTAACTTTTGAAGGAGTTGATGATACAAATTCCTTATTCTCATTATAAAATACTGCATAATAACCCATTGAGTTATTATTTGTACTCTTTGATGAAACTGAAATAGCGAACGTATTACTAGGTAATTCAATGTATTCCTGTGACCTTATCTGACTTGAAACAGAAATGTCAAATACACCGGTATTTAAGTTACCACCACCGCTCTCCCACACGAGATTTGTAATATCTATAGTGTTTATACCACTTTGTACTACTTCAGTTGTTACCACAGCACCCTCAGCAGCAGAAGTCACTTTCAATCTAGTATTAGATGATAACATATCACTCTCGATGGCAGAATCAACTTTCAACTTAGTATTATCGGAAATTAAATCAGTATAAATTACACCATCTTCACTTAAGAAGAGTGTAGCGTTACCGACCATTTGCTGTACTTCTGTAGTTGTTCCATATTCGGTTCCATTAAAGAATAATTTAACAATTCGACTATTGTCGATAATACGATAAATCGTATTTGCCTCCCAATCAAGTGACTCATATTCTTCTTCAGTGAGATCAACATATGGTAATATATTCGCTTTATAAATATCAACGTCTTTCATAATCCACAGAAGATCCAATCTACCCAAAAAAAGAGGATACTTTACATTTTTCGTTATTGTACTTTCATCAGGCACAACTAAATATTCTTCAGAATTATCAGGGTCCAATGTTAAATTACTTACTTCAAGAACTTTCATTAGTATCACTCTCCTCTGTGTTAACTTCAACATCACCAAGGTTTTCAATCCATATATCATTAACAGCATTGAAATCAGGATTAATATTAACGATATCGAAGTCATTCTTAGAAATCAGTATTTCCAATTCTTTCAAATCAGTCTCACTATTTCTATATGTAACTTCTCCTCTGCTTTTTACATCTCTAAGCATTTCAGCCCAAACCGCATTAGCTCCCCAGTCATCTTCTGAAGGTCTTGCAGTTGACTGAATAAAATCAGAATTTTTCTTTAATTTAGCAAGTTTTGTCATGTATCGTCTAACATATGGGATATCAAGAAAACCTACATTAGTTTCATTTCCCAGTAATCTTATATCCTTATAACTATCAACAAAGCTAACTATGTTAAGATAGTTGACATAAATTTTACCATCAGGACAGAGGTACTCTTTGATATTTTCATACATGTCATCAATACCTGTAATAGATTTTGATAGACCCATTACAAAATGCATCTTGTAATATTCAAGTTTTTTAATTGTAATTTTTATAGAATCGTATCCATAAGGATAATTTGCTAATACATCTGTAGGAATTAGCACACCCATCTGTTCATTGAAACGGATGTAATCTGTTAATGTATATGATTTAGTTACTCCGTTTTCTGTAATATCTGCAGTATATGTTAGAATTATATCGCTGTCTTCCCATTTCTGAATAGATGTGAATTTTGACTGTTCACTTCTTATTTTGTTATCGCTTCCTTCATAATTCTGAACTATGTTATTATACATACTACTCAGAATCTCTACAGCCATTTTATCACAATCACGTGTAATAGGACAACAGAAGAAACCATTACAGTAACCTGATATATTAAAAGAAAGAGTGTTACGTAAATCAATATCACTACTTCCTTCGACACTTATTACAGTATTTTCTGTTTTAAGTACATCATTTACAACTTCTTTATTGATAGTAACTAAGTCATAATTTGTAGATACATAAAATGCATCAGTACTATTTTTAGGGTATGTAAATTCCTCATTGTTAGTTAATAGAACACGAAGTTCTAAGACTTGGTCATATGCATATTTTTTATTTTGCTCAAAGCTTAATACACGACCATCTTCAGGTCTCTTTATAAAAAGTTCACCTGTCATTTTATCCATGAGGGCTTCACCCTCTACTGAATAATCACGATATTCATGACTAAGAAATGTTGTAGCAAAACGTATATCTGGTTTTTCCACGTACGTTGGTCTATCAGATGAATCAATTATTCTTACTGGCATCTAAGTTACACCTCCAATTCTTCATCTTTATCTAAGTCATCTTTTACATATTTATCAACGGTAATTCGTGTCTTTATTTCAATTTCCATATCTCTTATTGCCTTAGATATTTCATTTAAATGACCTACGCTATATACCAACTGTGAACCGTTTTTACCTAATCCATCATATTGTAAATCTGGATTTAAGCATATACAATCCATATAGTCTGATCTGCGTCTTTTTGCGTTAGGTTCATCTTCACACGAACTTAAATATGGTGATGTCAAATATAAATCATAAATTTCTCTATACCACTCATACATTACTAAAAACGAAAGCTGACCAATATCTGGATTCATAAACGTTTTCGGTATTAATTCATCATAATAGAATGAATCAAATAAGTAGTATATATACTTCTCTCCTATATCAGGATAATCTTCTTTATCTTCGTCGTTGACATTATCTCCAACTTTAACACGTTCATCTTCTTTTCGAGTTTCAATAAGGAAATTCATAACTTTTTCTTTTTCTGAATCAGTCATGTATGTTCTCTTGAAAAATTCTTCAATTGTAAAATAGAACTGTTCAAGTGTATAATCAACACCATAGTATTCGTAGTCTCGTTCTTTTTCAAAAATAAGTAAGTTATATTTTGAATGTAGGTTAATAAATTTTATAGACCATGGGTCCATGGTAATAGCATTATTTATACTTAGTTTTCTACCATTCAAGTACACGTCATAATAACGAATATCAAATGGCTTATTTAAAATCGTTTTTAAATCGAGTATATCTTCAGTGGGAGATATATCTTCTTGATAATAAACCTGTGTGTATCTGTAAGGAGATACATCAATATATAATACATCATCCTTCTTCATTTCATCAAGAAAACGTATTCTTGGATAATGATACATTGGATAAAACATATATTTTTGTCTTGGCATGATTCTTCCGTTATGATAAACACGAATAAAATCTTTATTATATCCAAAACTATTATCAACAAATTCAAGAAAGACCTCTCCATCTCTAGGTACAATGTACCTAATACCTTCCGCAGATTTCGATAGTCTAATTTTTAACGGTTTATTTAACACCTCTTCGTCATTTGGTTGAAGTGTAAATTTTGATAAGCTAACAAAACGTAATGGATGCTTTGCAGTACCGTGTGCTGTTTTAAACTCTCCATATTCGTTAGTTATATCTATATCAAAAAAACCTGTATCATAACGATTTACAGTACCAGTTTCTTTATCATCATAAACTACTAAATCGGCATTAGTTGGTGTGACATTAAAATCTTTAGACGCAATAACGAATGATTTCTTGCTATCTAAAGAATCAAATGTAACGTTTCTATCTACTACATGAAAATCTCTTACAAATTCAACTTCGATAAAACTATCTTCAGTTATCATAGATGCTGGAATGTAGATATACTGTGTGTATTCTTTTCGTTTTTGATATAAATCCTCAACGAATAAACCATCAACAAAAACACGAATATTTAAATCATGGTCAAGTTCTTCGTCATTGAGTGTGCTAAATACATAATGTGGTTCAGTAAAAGTATGAGGGTCAACGATATCAGGAAATTCCGTGGATATGTCATTTCTCTTTCTTGATGATAAATCAACAGTATTCGTAAATATATAGAATGAACAACCTTTTTTCTTTTGCTCTAAAACATAATCACGTAATACAAATGGTTCTTTTTTAATCCATTCACGTAAGGTTTCATTTTTATACTCAATAGATTTATTTTTTAGCATGGTATATGTTTTATCATCATTATATCGATGAATAAAATCAATATCACCATATTTATGGATATATGAATAATAGGTCAAAACATCTATTAAAATATCATAAAATTGGTCATGCTCATTATCAGTAGATAAATTTGTTTTTTCTACTATTTTTCTATAGTACATATCCATTATGCACTCAATATTTTTATCTTTACGACCATTAGATAAAGATACAAAGTAAAAAAAGAAATCATGAATACATGTATACTTTAAATCATAACCTTCTTGATAAAAATAAAAAAGTTTATACTGATTGCCCGATTTTTGATTACTATCAGCGACGTGATAAAAACAAGGATAAAACAACTCAAGATTATCAACGTTATGAATTAATTTATAACCTTTTTCATCTGCATCTTTTTTCATGAGTATACAGTTTTCGATAGGTATTGGCATATTATATGCAGTATTTATTTCACGAGTTAAGCATGCTAATTCTGGTTCATTAATTGGATAATCAGTTGTAGCATAGCTGTTACCATTATAGTATGTATGGAGATGTAAATGATTGAAAAAGAAAAAAGACACATAAAAAGTCTCGGTTGTCTCAGATAATAGTTCAATCACATCATTTGTCAGCTGAGCTTTATAACTAGAACCATTCTTGGTCATGTCAATCATTACAGTTCCAAGTTCATAATCTTTCTTATTAACTGGAATGTGAATACTACAAAACAGAATACCATCATCATCAGGAATTTGTTTATAATTACATGAACTTGTTGTTGCAGTTCTTGATGTTATTAAATGGTCTTTTATGATACTATCAGAGATAGTAATACTTTTACCATTAAATCCTAATGCTTCTTTTTTAATTGCAATTCTTTGATAATATGCATTATCTATTAAAAGAACTTGCAACTTATGCTCTTTATATACACGCTTATCATTATCACCGTTTCTTTCATATTCAAAAATAAAGTTAGATGATAATGACAGTATTATCGTAGTATATGAATCCGTTATATAGATTTCATAATCCCATATAACATGGTCATCTATTATAATGACTGGCATTTTATCAAAAATATCAGGATTATTACATATATCAACTAATGATATATTTTGTTTATAAAACGAACTTTTTCGATATTCTTCATCATTGCATATATTTATAAATTTTCGTTCAATATCAAAACATGGTTTATATGATTTATTAAAATAAAGCCGATGTAATTCTTTGTAATCTTCATCAGCTTTCTTTAAATCAATTTGATATTCTTCATATCCTATGTATGACCGTTGCAGTGCATACAAGTATGAAAATGAATTTTCCCATGTTTTTCTCAAAGCTAAATGAGTAGATAATTCATTGTAGCTATTATTCACAAATGCTTTACGCAGATACTTTTGTGCAAGCTCTTTTGTGTCTTCAGCCATGATTTTTCCTCCTCTCATATTAGATTAGCTCCATTAAGGAATTGTTTCAAATCTATTCTAAAGCTATACCTGACATGGAAGTAATGCTGAGAAACAATGTTTTAATAAATTTGCATTAAAAAAGTATAAGAAAGGTGGATGAAAATGAGTGTATATCAAGAATCCTCTTTAAATGATTCTATCGTTTTTAAGTCATTAAACAATCAATCTCAGATTACTTTATTGATTAATGAATGTATTAAAAATGGAATCATCCTTGATTCATCATATATAGAAGAGCAACTATTACAAATTAAAAAAACCCGTATTTCACCTCTTGCTGACAACGTTCTACGTGCTTATGAGCAAGGTGAAATTATTTTAATTTATGCAAAGAATATGAAAGTTCCACAAGCAATACCGTTTACCATTTTAAAAATGCAAGGGTCATTAAAGGCAGTAATCTTTGTTAATAATTATGGTACTTTAACGACTAATGATAAAGCAGGTGGAGACCAATATTTAAATATGCCTATGAAGGATTTATACGTTTTAATGGAAGGTGCATATACAGCTCTCTCTTATAATGTATATCCAATACACTTTATAAAAAATCTCGGTTTAATGAAACTCTGTGTAACTATATATACACAGATGTTTTTAAGAATTCTGAATAAAGAATATGCTCTTAGTATGGATAAGGAAGTTTTTAACCGTGTATCTTTCTGTATATCAAGATTCTTCTTGGATAACATATGGGGAAGTACAAATGCTGATATTAATACTGCATATTCAATTAATATCATACTGGGTGCAAATAAACAAGATTTAATGCTTGTAGCTGAGTCGTATAATCAAGCCAATATTACAGATATAAATCAATTGATAACATTTTTAAAAACAATCACAAGACGACTTGATAAACTGACGTTCAGATATTTCACACAGTATTATTTACAAACGTATAAAGCTGGTGCACTTTTTGGAATGGAGTGTTTACCATACTTCC